CTAGCGATGCTCAATCAGATCAATCGCTCCCAGAACAACATGAGCCAGTCCGAAACCGAGAATGCCTGTAGCTGCAAGTTTGTACTTACTGCTCAGCAGCACAGCGCCTGAAGCCGATACTACCGTTCCAAGAACAGCTGGAATCATACCTTCACGCATTCGTAACACCCCTTCTGGTAGTTTGGAAAGACGTTTATTAGTGTAATTCAAATGCGCACAAGTTATACAAAAAGAAAATTTTATTATTTTTTAAAAAAACACTTTACAAACCGATAAAATTATCGTATTATATGTTGGTGCCCAATTGAACGACATTTACATAACGAGAACAGTTCATATCAGATGTATGTTTCTCAGATACTTGTAAGACAAGTAAGTGTAAAGATTAGCGTTCCTAAGTTTATGCCGGGGTGGCGGAATTGGCAGACGCACAGGACTTAAAATCCTGCGGTAGGTGACTACCGTACCGGTTCGATCCCGGTCCTCGGCATTCAGAAAAGCACCTGAGATCCCTTGATACATAAGGGATCTTTTGTTTTTGTATGGGACTTTTAGAATCGACAAAATCAAGAAGAATGAGCGTCGTTTTTGCCGTTGGGGACGGATTGGGGACGGATTCTCGGATCGAACTTATCAAGGTGCGAAGCGGTCTTGCGGCTGAGCCTTTTTGTTACGTGGGCATACGTATCGCTGGTGACTTGCGATGTAGCATGTCTCAGTCGATGTTGAATTTCTTTTATAGATGCTCCTTGCTCTAATAAGTACGTTGCATTCGTATGCCGCAGACCGTGCAGGGTTACATATCGAAACCCGTTTTTCTCACACCAATCTTTCCACCGTTGTGTCGGTGTAGTATGGTAGTAAGGCTTGCCGTAGCCGGAATGGAATACGAAATTGCGGTCGCCACCTTGCCACTTGTCCATCAGTTTCATTTTTAGCTTCCGGCACGCTTTGATGTGAGCAGCCAACTCTTCCATATACCACAGAGGCATGTCCACATAATCGTTTGATGCTTCGTTCTTAGTGTCCGTTATGTCGGCCTGACCGTCCTCGGTGTTTGATATGCTCTCGTCAATCCGCAGCCTACAATTCACAAAGTCGCAGTCATCAATTTCAAGTGCAATTAACTCTCCGCGTCTAAAACCTCCGATAATTGCCGCAAGGAAATACATACGCCATACCGATTTAGTTTCAAGTAGCGCATCAATTACAGCTGTCGCTTCATCTTCTTCGTAGTAATTTTTCCGATCCTTTCGCACCTTCTTATTCTCTTTGCTGATTTGAGGTCGCTTAACACCATCCATTGGGTTTGTTTTGATAACGGTCCATTCAACAGACCGTTTAAAAATGTTCATCGTAACATCATATGCATATTGCACCGTGCGAGACGATAGTTGGTCTTTGCCTCCTCGTTTGTCGACGCGAGCACCTGGTTTCCGTAGATCAGTAAACAGCTTAACCAATTCCATCGTCGTTATCTCATCAAGTAGTTTGTGTCCAATCGTCGGTAATACGTGATTGTTGATTTTCGAACAATGTGATTTTAGAGTGGTGCCGTTTTTATATTCAATCACAGCATGTTTTGGTTTCCATTCATTTTCGTAAAAGTCCTTGAAAGTCATTTTTGATGGCGCAATATAATTTCCGCTTAATACTTCTCGTTTGAAATCCGCCAAATGATCATCCAGATATTCTCTTAATTTTTTCGGGGCTTCCGATAATTTTGCGCATTTTACAGACAGTTTCATTAATGCCGGCTCTTCAATTGTGATAGATGTACGTGGTCGGTTGCGGGTGCCGTCAGCATTTAGGCCGAGGTCTACTGTTAACCGCCAAGTATTTTCTCCTCGTTTTTCTATACTTCCTTTAGCCATAGTGTAACTCCTTCCTAATTCTATCCTGATTCTAACGACCTATATCAGTTAAATCACCTCCTTAATAGGAACGTATGTTCTGTTTTTGTGCATGGAAAAACTACCATCATTCCATAATGACTACTGGATAAATAATTTATGTAGTTCGAGAGGAATTCCGCATCTCAAATAATAATGTGAAATGGATTCGTCGATATATTGATCTATGCCATGTGTAAGTAGCTTCAAAGCGAATATATTGGCTTGTCTCTCGTATTTTCCAGTGTTAAAAAATGCATTCTGATCAAGCCAAAATCTATTTAAACCCGGATGTAGTTGGTCATGAGCAAGTTCATGAGCACAGACCATGCGCTTCCAATTCTCATCCAGGTTATTGTGTATCACGATACATCTTCTTCTCATTTTTCTGTAATACATCCCCTTGGTTGATCGGCCCAAATCTGCATGATAAATAATGATATTCAGACCATAGGCTATCTCATAAGGATTATTTGTTTTGAATTTCTTTATGAGTTTATCAATAGTAGCGTCCATAGGCTGCACCTACTCGTCTTTTTTCTTTCGTCCGTAGGTCTTCTTGTTTTTCTCTTTGATATCCCAGAACATAGCCTCCATGACGCGAAGTACCTTTTGTCGATCTTCTTCTTCAATTGGTACACCATCAAACATAATAGGGCCATCTTCTAAGAGCATTGTCTTGAAATCTCGTACGTCTTTAGGGGATGCCCAGGAAGGTATGGAGTATGTTTTCGGTGCAGCATCATCAATTCTTCCAAGCAAATAATCTGCGTTGGTGTTTAATACATCTGCGAGCTTCCCCAAAATATTGCTGGGTATTTTAGTGATTGTTCCTCGCTCATAATTCGAAATATTAGCTCTATTCATATCCAAAGCATCAGCTAAATCATCTTGTGTCAACCCCATTTTTTCTCGCAAAGCTTTAATTCTTTCGCCCAAAGAGGACATACAAATACACCGCCTAAAAAAGATTTATAAATTACGTAAGTGACACTTGCGTAATTATCAATTACATGGTAATATTCAGTTACGGAAGATTGGAGGTGAATACCAATGAAGAAAAGTAATATAACAAAATCTGAAGAAAGCCTCCCTAGACTCAGATTAATCGAATTAAGACAAGAGGTTGGCACCCAAAGAAAGGTGGCTTCAGAACTGGATATCTCTGAAACTTACTTGAGACATCTAGAGAAAGGTCTAGCAACACCTGGTGTAAGTTTAATGTTTAAAATAGCACGCTATTTTAAAACAGATGTTTATGATTGTTGGAAAGATTTATCCGGTGAAAGACCCGAACCAGTAAGCCTCATGCACAAATAGATTATATACCGTAACCAACACTTTCGCAATAGATAATTACGTTTATTTGAATATTTTTTTTGTTGGTTACGTAATTATTAATTACTATACACCGAGAAGGAGGATTTTATGACAGCTATTGAACAAGCGATCAACGAAATTGTTGCTGTTCAAGTTGCCGCAGCCGAAAAACGATTAATGGAAAGGTTGAATACAGCTACAGATAAAAGATTAAATGTGGAACAAGCTGCCGAATATCTTGGTATCTCGGAGAAATTGCTCTACAACATGTGTAAAAAGAAACAAATTCCGCATAGGAGATACGGAACTAGGATTGTGTTCAGCTCCGCAGCTTTAGATGCCTGGGGAAGGGAACAGGATAAAGTTAATTATCGGTCTTAGGAAGGAGAATCAACTTGCAAATTGACATTAACAAAATCAAAGTCAGTGATCGCATCCGCAAAGACTTCGGCGGAATCGAAGAACTGGCACGGGATATAGAACAAAACGGACTTATAAACCCTATTGTAGTAACACCGGATTATCAGCTAATTGCCGGAGAGCGGCGTTTGAGAGCGCATCAGTTCCTTGGACGCTCAGAAGTGACAGTAAGAATTATGGAAATCAAAGACTTTGAACATCAGCTTCAGCTTGAGATTTCTGAAAATGAACATCGTAAAGAGTTCACTTTTTCTGAACGAGTAGAATGGGCGCGGCGACTTGAAGAGGCCGAACGTTTGAAAGCCAAAGAGCGCATGGCTGGAGGTACGGAAAATTTTCCTGACCAACCTACCGGGCAAGTACGAGACATTGTAGCGGATCAAGCAGGGTTCGGCTCTGGCAGACAGTACGATAAGGCGAAGTTCATCGCTGAGAATGCCACACCGGAGATTATCCAGCAGCTTGATGAAGGATTGATTAGCACTCATAAAGCGTTCGTGGAGACAAAAACCCGGTTGGAGGCCGCTGTCCGTGAAGCCGAAGAGAGAGCGGAGAAAGCAGAACTTGACAAGCTTGAGTTGCAAAGACAGTACAAAGATGCCATTCCTGTGGATCAACTTGAGGATGCCGTATCTGCTGCTGTAGAGCGTCATGAGGAAGAAACCACTGTATTCATCCGGCAGAAGGAAAAAGAAGCCGAAGCACAACTCAAGCAGCGTGACGAATACTGGAAAGGCAAGCTCAAAGAAGATTTGGAGGCTGAGCGTCTTAAAATAGAACAGTTGCGAGGTGGCTATCAAAGAGCTAAGGAAGAACTTGAGACTATCAAGCTCCAGCAACCGGACGATTTCGATGAACAGCAGGCAGCAGCTCAGATGAAGAAACTTCGTTTTGAGGCTGATAGCAATACGATTCAAGTCAGCATCCATGTAAAGCAGTTTCTACAAAAGGTCGGAATTACCTCATTCATGCTGGGTGCAATAGGTAGTGCAAGTAGTTCTGAAAAGAAGCGGTTGTCCGAAAGCTTGGACATGCTGGAAGCCTTTGTTGAACAGATTCGACCAGCCGTAGATGGCAGAAGGGCGGTAGAGAAATGACATTAATTAACCCTAATCAACAGCCTGATTTCTTGTCTGTTGTCGAAAAGCAAATGCAACTGACAGAGGCTCAAGGCATGGCAATTCGTGGACTTGTGGACGGTATTAAGCAAATGCATTTGGATGTAACTGAAAAAGTGGAAGAAGTTCAGATGATGGTTCAGGAGGTTCGGGATAGTGTAACCCTGACGGATGCTGAATGCTATCAGTTACAGGATGCAGTAAGAATCAGATCCAACGCACTCACGAAAGATCGTTACCAGGAAACGGACGGCAAATTTAATGAGATGGTTGGGAAATATCGTCGGATGATCTGGAGTAAGCTGAAAATCATGTTCAGCGTGGCAAAGTACAGCCACATCCGGCGCATAGATTACGCCGATGCGATTTATTTTGTCCAAGATTTTCGTCCCGAAGACTATATCTAAAGGAGGTTTCGACATGACTCTTCCAGAGCTGGCTCGTATCTGGTTTGGTAATCCATTGCAACATGCCATTATCGTTCGTAATATCCAGCGTGAGGCGAAATCAAAATGAGCAGCCAGACACAAACCATTTACTCAGTACCAGTCGTAGATGATGAAGGGCAAAAGTTTACGTTATATCAACCAGCAGACTCACTTATATCCGCTGTATTACTTATGCATTGCTGGTTGAATTGTCAACATGCAGTAGATATTGAGATGCTAGAGCTGACAGAGCAGGATAAGAAAAAGCTTTCTCTTCAAAAGGAAAAAGAACTTATTGAACAAAAGCTTCAGGTCATTTATAAAACTCAATATGCTGTTACAGATAGTCCATGGCCTAATCATGTTTGTATCCAGAAGATGAAACCTTTGAAGGAACAAGAAAGGCAATTAAAAACTAGAATATCCGAACTTGAAGCGGAGATATGGAGCTGAGAGAGTTGGACGAGCATAAACAGTCTAGGGCGCTTAGAGCGCAACTACGGGAATTGTACGAGGATAGTATTGATGCTGTTAAATTCGGATTACCTAATGACGAAATTCATGCCCAAATAGATCTGCTTACTGCCCAATTAATTGAGTTGGAGCAGTTCAAAAACGAAGAATATGAAGGGCTAGAGGCTCCTAAGGCATCAGGATACAAGATATCCGGCAAAGGAATAGGCTGCTGCAATCATTGTGGGAAAGAGGTATTCGATGGTCAGAAACACCCTGCTCCAAACGAAGAAGGACTTTTCTGTAATTACTATTGCCGTAAGTTATACCGCAAAAGAATAGACAGAGAAGCCCAGACAAACAATCGTGCTACCAACACGATCATTTAAGAAACATTTCAACGGCAGTATATCACGTAATTTAAAAATTGAAAATAGGAGCGTAATAATATGAACTTAAATAATTTGGTAAATGATGCGATGCAAACAATTCAAAAAGACGGTTTTGTTGAGGAGGTCATTAAAAAGCAACTTGAGACTACTATCAAAAAAGTGATAGAAGATTACTTTGGCAGTTACGGAGATTTCCGTAAAGAGTTAGAAAATCATGTAAAAGAGCAATTGCAAATCGATATGAGAAAACTGGGTATAAGCGGATATAACCTCATGGTTTTGAATGAAGTTAAATCTCAGCTGAATGCGGCTCTCCATATTCAAGGTGTGCAAAAAATTAAAGAAAACATGGAACAAATGCTTGTCGGTATTAAACCTGAATACAAGTTGTCTGAATTGATTGAAGCAATGAAGAAAGATGAGAATGATGACCATGAACGAGATGGTGAAAAAATATCTTTCATTTTGGAAGGCGAGGAGGATGGGTATCGTCACATCTATTTTGATCCAGAAAGCGAAAGTAGAGATTCGTGGGGTTCTGAAAAGTCAAAGTACAGATACAAATATCAACTCCACTTGGACAAAGAAGGACACGTCTATGACTCTAAAATTGATGGTCAGAACCTTTCCAATAACAAAGATATTATGACATCGTTCTACCATTTTGAAAAATTGATGTTCCAAATTTTTGCGACTGGAGCCAAGGTTATCGTGGATGAAGACGAAGTTGATACTTATTACGGCGAAGAATATTAATAGAGGGTTAAGGAGTGGCTGCATTGTCTCTACAAAAACAATATACGCTCGGAGAGCTTTATAGTCTTGCGGATCAATGCAGCCATGATTACCCTGCTACACTGGCACGTAAGATTGAATTATTGACCGAAGTCCAGATTCTTCTGGGGCGCAAGGCAGCTGAGGCCGTAAGGGATTATAAGAAGAAATATGCTGAGAGGAAGCGTGTTTATGCTGAAGCGTATATTGCAGCAAAGAACCTAAGGGAGCAGCGTGCGGAATTGGCGGTAATTGAACTTCGCATCCAAGAAGCAGATGCAGAAGCTGATAAGGTCCGCTGGAATAATGCTGTGGAAAGTAATGACCAGGTAATAAACTCTTTAAAATACAGCCTCAAGGTTCTGCTAGCGGAGTTTGGAAACAACGCCAACGCAAACAGGTAGGCTTATGATTCAAAAGCTGAGAAGAGGTTGAAACATGGCAGAAATAAAATGGATCAAGCTCAGTACTGGCATGTTTGACGACGAAAAAATTAAAATCATCGAAGATATGCCCGAAGCTGACACGATCATTGTTATATGGCTCAAACTAATGACCATGACAGGTAGATCAAATATGGGCGGTTACATCATGCTGACCGAAACCATTCCATATACAGAGGATATGTTGATTTCAGTGATCAAGAGGCCGCTGCCAGTTATAAAAATGGCTCTATCCATCTTTGAAAGATTCGGGATGCTGGAAGTTTCAGAGCAAGGAGCTTTCTTTCTGCCTAACTGGGAGAAGCATCAGAATGTGGACGGAATGGAGAAGGTCAGGGAACAAACTAAAAAGAGGGTTCAAAAATATCGGGATAAGCAGAAGCAGCTTGGTTCAGGTGAAGCAGATCCTCCTGTTACAGGAAACGCTACTGGTAACGTTACAGTAACGGTCGGTAACGAAACAGATAAAGAATTAGATTTAGAACTAGAAAAAGAAAGTTGTTGTTGTTTAACGCCCGAGACTGAAATCAAATCCGAAGATGAGGGGATACCGTTCACCCGACAGGATACCGTTCCTGTCACTCCTGAAACAGATGCCGACTCTGGACAGGACGAAATATCATCTGCGGAACTAGATTATCACAACGCCGTTGCCAACAAGTACCTACAGCGCAGGGGGAAAGGATTATACATTACAGCAGCCGACGAAACGAGCATTGATGAATTGCTAGCTGCTGGTGTACCGCTTCAAACCGCTTTGGACGGAATTGATCAGTCCTTTGATAAATTTAAACCTAAACATAAACGCGATGGGATACGAAGTCTGAGTTATTGTGCGACTATCATTTTTTCCTTACACGCTTTGCGGGAGGATGTTGCTAAAGGGGAGAGAGCCGAAAGTCCTTTGCCTGTTATGGATGAACCTCAAGATATGCCGTCAAGTGAATACACAAAAGTAGATATTGCGGATATGCTTGCAAAACTGAGGGCTAAACAGGGAGGTTGATGCCATATGGAGAGCTTCGGCAAAGAATTAAAGGCATTAATACCCGCTGGTTTTGCCAAGAGACAGGCTGCGGTGCTGGAACGTCTAGCAAACCATCCTGAGGTTCATCGGCTGAAAGCTGAGTTTCCAGACAGAACGGACGATTTGACAGAACCCAAACGATATAGAGATCTGTCACAGCATATATCCTATTGCGATAAATGCAGCGAGTGTCCGGGTTTGCTGGCTTGCCAGAACGAACAGAAGGGCCATACAAGCGTTGCGGAGCCTAACCCGACCAAAGCTGACGAACTGGTCTTCCGACTTCAGAAATGTCCATTGCTAGCTGCTTACGAAAGAGAAAAAGGAATAGGTCAGAGGATCAAGAGCCACTACATCCCGGCTCACATCCTGAATGCCACCTTTGAAGACATTGAACCTGACCCACAGCGGATATCTGCAATTGCGGCGGCAATAAACTTTTGTGATGAATTTGTACCAGGTGAAACAACAAAAGGTTTGTACTTTTACGGTCGGATGGGTGTAGGCAAAAGTCGGATTGTTGGAGCCATTGCACAAGAGTTGGCTAAGCGTGACGTAAGCGTACTGATGGTCTATGTTCCTGATTTCCTACTGGAGGTCAAGGATGCGATTGGTTCAAAGACAGAAACTGTTGAAAGTAAGCTTGATGCTTTGAGGACAGTTCCTGTGTTGATATTGGATGATATTGGGGCCGAGTCATTAACGACTTGGACAAGGGATGAAGTCCTGGGACCGATACTTCAGCGACGTATGGAACGCCTAACGACGATCTACACATCGAATTTAACCATGAGTGAGTTGAAACAGCATTTGGCGAATCCAAAAGACAGCAAGCCTAGTGAGCAGAATGAGAAGAAAGCGGCGCGAATTATCGAGCGGATTGAACCATTTGTAAAAATACTGCCAGTAGGTGGACGGAATAGACGTAGGGGGTAAGCATATGTGCAGAACATGCGGCGGTAGTAAGGTAGCGTATCAGTTTCTCGGCTCCATGATGATATTAGGTCCATGCACGGAATGTAACCCAAATGCTAAAAAGGACAGTTCGAAGGAGGAGGTCAAACCTTATGAATATAGTAGTGGACAGTGCATTGTTGGCTGAGGCTTTGGAAGATGCAAGCAAAGCCGTTTCAACGAAGAGTATTATGCCGATACTTGGATGTTTCTTAATCGAAGCTAACCAAGAGGGGCTAACCGTAACGGGAACTGACGATAGAGCTACGATACAGTCTTATATTTTCGAAGAGCATGTTCGAATTGAACGGATCGGCAAAGTGGTACTGCCTAAACTGTTTTTGGAAATGCTCAAGAAATTAAATGGCGAGGTTCGAATAGAGTCTGAAGATGGCCTGAATGTAATTATCACATCCCGGAATAAAGAAATTGAAATGGCTGGGTTAGACCCCGAGGAATTCCCTCCTCCTCCTTCAATAAATGACAATGAATATATTGAAATTGCAGGTAAAGACCTAAGGGGATTATTCAAAAAGGCAATCTTTGCGGCAGACATTGATGGCAAAAGCATGCCGATTATAACCGGAGCTAATGTCTACCTCAAGAACGGGAAAATAGGAATGGAAGCAACCAATCGGCATCGGCTTTCGAAAACCGAGAAGGATGTTGAAGCAGGCGATTTTGGAAGTGCTGTAATTGAAGCCAGAGGTCTTATTGAATTGCAGAAGATCATAACGGATAAGGATGATATACAATTCGGGTTTTCAAAGGCGAACGATGGTCAGGTAGTTTATGCATTCATTCGCACAGAAAGATTTACATTTTACTCGCGTGTTTTGGAAGGGGCATATCCTGACGTACAACAAATGGTCATTGTCCCAGCTAACTGCACAAAGATTGAGATAAACAAACAAGAATTCTTAGAGTCTGTTGAACTTATTTACACCCTAGCTAAAGAAGAGAAAAACAACACAGTTGTGTTGGATGTAACTGAAAAGGAGATAAATATTCGGGGCAAAGGGAAACAAACTGGTAAGGCAAGTGAGAGCATAGTACCTATTAAATTTGCAGGACCGGATCTAACTGTTTCTTTAAATTCTAAATATGCAATTGATGCATTAAAAGCGCTGGATGGAGATAAAGCAACACTGGTTTTCACCGGGAAAACGAAATCAATTTTTATTCTTAGCAACGATGATTCTCAAAGCGTTCATGTAGTACAACCATATAGGACGGCGGACTGATGAGTAAATACAATGCAAAAAAAGTAATTGTTACCGCCGATGGAACACTATTCGAGGAATGGTTGGTAAAGAAATATAACCTTAATGTGACTGGTATTCGCTTCGACAGCAAAATGGAAGGTGAGTACTATCAGGAATTGCTTTTGCTAAAGCAGTTGGGGGAAATAAAGGATTTTGTCTGTCAGCCCAAATACATCTTACAAGAAAGCCCGAAGGTGACCTACATTGCAGATTTCCTTGTTACTGATCTTGATGGAAGCCAGCGAGTAATTGACATAAAGGGAGTAGAAACGGCTACCTTTAGAGTGAAACTGAAGCTGTTCCAACGAAAATACCCGACTTTACCAATTGAAATACTTGTTAAGCGGCGTGGCGAATTTATCCCTACACGGCAGGCCAAGAAAGAACGGGCAGAACGAAAACGAGCAATCAATAAATTAGTAAAACGAGCCGAAGGAGAGATTAAAAATGTCAGAATTGGACGGAATGAAAGTCAAATTCACCGTAATCAAAAATGAGGATGCTGAGAATTACCTGGATGATCGGGATAAAAGTGAGTTATCCCGTATTCTTTGGAAAATCCAAGAGATGCGACATCTGAGTGGGAAGCCAGCTTTAAATACCTATCTGGTAGTTAACACCGACGAAACATATGCAGCTGATATTGTTCGTATCATGCAAGCTAATAATCATTGGGGACCAGTGATTGACCCTAATCAGGCAGAGATGGAGTATTATGGCGATACGCTTATTCTACCGAGAACAGAGGAGGGAACTAAATGAAACGCTCTCAAAATGAAATTGAACGTCCAGAGGTCACACAACGGATCATAGAATTGCTGGACAAACAAAATGAGAAAGGTCTAAAAAAGTATGGAACCACCATAGACCAGGTACCAGATATAGCCTATGACTGGAAGCTCATGGCGCTGGAGGAGGCAGCTGATTTAATTCAGTACCTCCAGAAAGAGGTTATACGGCTTGAAAGACTTCTTAATCCGATCTAGGCAAAACAAAAGGAGCATAGAGGGTTCTTAATTAATCCTCTTGCTCCTCAGTAATAAACAAATCTTCAATCGTAACATCTAGCGCTTTAGCGATAGCGAATAAATGCCAGGCTTCATGGCGACTATTTTTATCAAATCTACTAATTGAACCTTGTGGAATTCCAGTCATTTCAGACAATTCCGTTTGAATGATACCTTTCTTTTTTAATAAGGGCATCAGATTCGGTTTCACTTTAAACAATGTACTTCACCTCTCAGCCGAATTATACGATAGCGAATAATTTTTAGCAAGGCATGTTGACTTAATATTCGATATCGTATATTATTAGGACAATCAATAAATATTCAAAATACGATATCGAATTTGAGGAGGTATATTTTCATGAGAAAAACATACAAGCAATGGGTGTTCTGGCAAGATGGTTTTTGGGAATTCGAATGGAGTTTCGTCCTGCTTACAATTTGGATCAAAGAATTAAAAACTCGTCTGAGCGAGTATAAACAGGTCATTAAGCTCAGAGCGTTCACCGGGATTATCCGGTGAGGTTGGCACAAGCCAAGATCAGTTCAGGAAACTTTTCCTACGCTGAATGATTTGATACGCAACACTGTATCCAAAAGAGCAACATTGTACTGGAACCAAAAACGTAATGGAGGCATGGTGTATGACAGAACAAGAAATGGATGAGTTCACTACAGCATTGGTGGAACGTTACGTGGATATACAAAAGTTTGCTTCATGTAACAGCGAATTATTAAACATATGGAATGAGGCTATTGATACCTTACCACCTGAGATAAAACATAATTTTGAAGAAAAATATAATCGCCTTGCAAGGGAGAGTAGTTCATGAAAAAGCTCGACTTGAACAAGCTTGATGAGGAGCCTATCGAAGTACAGCAGGCCGTAGCCTTCTATGCTTCTCATACGATAAGCGAAGTGCGTGTAACAACAGAAGAAAGGTACAAACATTATTCCGTTTTAGAGGATGCAGGTTTGTTAGAATCTCTAAAATCCGCAGTGAAACCGTAACGGCGTAGAAGTAGATTAGGTACAAAATATAAGCATGAGCAAAGGAAAAACGAATTCAAATTGTTGGAAAGGTGGCGAGGGAGAATGTCTCATCAAACATTCTGGAAACCGGAGAAAAAAGTCAAAGAGAAGAAATCGTACAGCAGCCTTGGGCAGCGAAAGAAAAGCAAAAAGCCGATTCCAGAATGGAAGAAAGACATCTTTGCTCACCACCAATCACGTCCGTCACGGGCTGATCGAGCTGAATTTCCGCCAGAAGTAATTACTGAATTAATAGAAGAGACACAAGGCCTCTGTCAATGTGGGTGTGGTCGTAAATCCACTCAAACCCATCACGTTATGCCAAGAGGCAGAAGCGGACGCGGTGTAAAGACAAATGCGATGCGTGTCTGCGATACCTGTCATGATCGTATCCAGACAAACGAGGAAGAGCTTCAAGGATGGATAACGACATATTCATTAACTTATGGACCTAGATTCTGGTTTGATGAACAAGATTGGGAAGAGTACAACCGCAAGCAGGCGGCGCGTGAACGGGTGGAAGCTGAGAAGAAAGAGCATCTAGAATCCATGAAACCAGTTATGGAACTGATTACTTCAGCGGCAGGACGAACTTTGAAAGCTAAAGAAGTGCGTTTGCTGGAGTCTATGGATGATAAAGAAATGCTTATTTTTACAAATATGATATCCGACGCTTTGAAGAATTTTAGTAGGCAATCTCCATCTTATGGCTACGGAGAACGTTTTGAAGATTAGCCCCCAAGGGCAGAGAGGACATAACACATTTTAGGCCCAGGGGATAAGAAGGAGGGACAACAGATGCAAGACGCAATCCGTAAGATTCAGAAGGCTTTTAAACTAGCAGAAAATAACGGTAATGCGGAAGAAGCTCAGGCCGCAATGCTTTTGGCGCAGCGCCTTATGCTAAAACATGGTCTTACCACCGCTGATGTCAGACCGGAACAAGAAACAGTTATGGAAGCTACCCGGAAATCTATTCGTAAAGTGCGGGTTCAGTGGTGGGAGAAGCAATTGGCATGGATTGTAGCGGATAACTTTAGATGTTACAGCTACACCCAAAGAGGTTATGCTATTGGATTTCTTGGCCTGCCTGATGATGTGTCAATTGCCGTGGAAGTACAACAGTTTGCTGAAAGTGCGATCAGATACCATTCCAGCAATTATTTAAAAGAAATTCATACACCATCAAGAAAAGTAGCAAACGCAATAAAGAACGATTACATTACTGGATTTTTGCAAGGGCTACGTGAAAAATTCAAAGAACAAATTGCTAAAGACAGTTTAGCGCTGGTGCTTGTTAGACATGAGGTTGTTGAAGTTGCTTATGAAAATGCAGGTTGGAAAAACCCTAAACCTATTAACATAAATAGAATGAGCGATCATGAAGCTTTGTCGCAGGGTTATAAAGACGGAAGAAATTTTAATAATCCTATTGGGAAGATGATTAATTAGGAGGGAACAGCCCTCCATAAGGGGGAGAGACACATGATACTACACGGCAACAACATAGAGGTTATGCCTACTCTGCCGGCCGGATCATTTCATACATGCGTAACCAGTCCCCCATATTGGGGATTGAGGGATTATGGTCTGCCTGCCAGCGAGTGGCCCGAGGTGACATATACACCTATGCCGGGCTTGCCACCTGTCACTGTGCCAGAGTGGACCGGATGCCTTGGGCTGGAGCCTACGCCGGAAATGTACATTGCCCACATAGTGCTTACCTTCCGGGAAGTATGGCGCTTACTTCGATCAGACGGCACACTTTGGCTAAACCCGGGGGATACCTATGCAGGCAGTGGTAAAGGCGCGTGGAAAAATAAAGCTGCTCAAAAAGAGGTCTATGTAATAGAGCCTGGTACTGCACTTACGAAAATACCAAAGATTCCGTCCGGATTAAAAAGCAAGGATTTGGTCGGTATCCCTTGGCGCGCTGCGTTTGCTTTGCAGGCGGAAGGATGGTACTTACGCATGGATAACATCTGGCATAAACCGAACCCGATGCCAGAGAGTGTCACGGATCGCACAGCCAAAGCCCATGAATATGTTTTTCAACTGAATAAGTCAGAGCAATACTATTTTGACCATGAAGTTATTAAAGAGCCGTTGGCGGAATCTAGCATTTCAAGGTTAGCACAAGACATTGAGAATCAACGCGGATCCGACCGGGGGAATGGTGGCGCGAAGATAAACGGGGCAATGAAGGCAGTCGGTAGCGGCGAAACACGAAACAAACGGTCTGTATGGACTGTTGCAACTGCCAACTTCTCAGAAGCTCACTACGCTGTATTTCCTGAGGAACTAATTGAACCTTGCATACTTGCCGGATCACCACCAGGAGGAAGGGTTCTGGATCCGTTCGGAGGTAGGGCAACGACTCTGAAAGTTGCCTATGAAAACAATCGCAAATGTACTGTCATAGAGATGTCAGCAGCAAATGTGGATATAGCAAAACGGTATACAGCTATTATACAGCCGTCACTATTTTAAGGGGGATACACCCCCTACTACCTATATATCAAGGGAGAGATATACAGATGGATTACTATTCACCAACTATAAAACGTCTGCAAGATTGGTATGAAAAAGCGGATGCAGAGGAAATGCAAGCTGATTTTAGCAATGAAGTCGGGGCAGAGCTTTTTATTTACATCTCAAATTGTGGACGGGATTCTAAAACCGTAACGCTACACGGATTTATAAAGCATTTAGAAAAGACGGCAGATAGATTCGGTGTTCTTAAATAGTCCCGGCCTACTACCTATAAAGGAGATATAACATGATATGTAACCATGGATATTGTAAATCGTGGGCCGATGATTACGTTGGTATTCATTCATCGGGCGAAGGGTGTCCTGCATGTGCCTCTATCATTGATAAAGCCAAGGAATGGTTTGGTGATGGAGAAAATGACGTAAATGCAATGATTCGAGCTGGTGTGGTTAAAGAAAGCTTTGTTGTAAGTGCATACCGCCGCGAAGTATTACACGAGCCAGAATGAGGATGAGGCATAACAGCCTCTTACCCTATACCCCTATATATAAGGAGAGTGAATGGATAAATGAGTGATACAAAAATTAAGTTCAAATGGTGGGATAAAGAAGATAAAGTGATGCTCGGTCCTGAGTTGGATGACAACTTTGAAATAAAAATCGCTTCAAGAGGAGGATTATTCTTGTCAGACAATTCTCGCCAAGATGAAGACGGTTGGGACTGGGAAATGGATGTAGTCTGGTTACGGTTCACTGGTTTGCGTGATCGGGAAGGCGAGGACATTTATGAAGATGATATTTTGGACGGAAGCTACAAAAACCCTATGTCTGGCGAGATAGTTAAGCGACATTACAAGGTGACTTACAAGAAAGGTGGATTTTACGCCGAATTGATAGGTCACCATCCGTTCGGAACTACTTTGCTCTATTTCGAAAACGAAAATGCGGTAGTTTTAGGCAACATACACGATAACCCGGAGCTGCTACAGCCCCAAGGAGGGAACAAGGAATGAGCCAATATATACTTGTCCGTGATTCATCAAATGGAAAACATAATTTTGTAAAGGTGGATCAGAGCGACGATGGCTACACTGATTTGTTGCTTAACGCGCAAGTCTTCGAATGTGAAACGGCGGCTGAAAAAGAGCGCATTGACGACGAATATGTGGGTATTCTGATCAAAAATCCAGAAGGGAATATCATTGGATTTACACGGATAGGGGAGGATGCACAGTCATGAAAAAGCCGAATATCGAAGCAATCGACGGTGAATTGAATATCACTCAGTACGCCCGTAACCAATCAAAAATGGCTGCTATAGAGATTAGGGACCATTTAGCCAAGATCGACGTTGTATCCGGCATGGTGCGTGACGGGCTACTTGAACCCGAGCTGTACAAGGATTGGGTCAATAGAATTAAGGTGGAAATAAAAGATGCTATGGGTATGATTTACGCATACCTACATCTGGAAGAAACGACAGGTCATCACGATCAGATATTTGGACAATCTGCTTCCCAAGGAGGCGGTAAAGGTGAGTGAACGGACATATAAGCTACCATCCGGGCGCGTACTAAAATTGGACAAGGATGGGATGTGGACTCGCAATGGCAAAAACCCAGCAAATCCGCAACAGGTAATCAGCGAGGTTCTTGCCCTGGTAGACTCACTCCAGCAGCAGGTAAAGGAACTACAGGAAGGAAACAGGGCCGCTTGTGAGTCACGCGAGGTGGCAGTCAGAAGCATGCGCGAAACCTGCGTAACCAGCAATATGCATTTTGCCAAAGTTGTCGAGTTAGTGGACCAGTTGGCAGAGAGGGACCGGAAAATAGCCCTGCTCACCGAGCAAATGAAAGGGTTGGAGACATTCCCACGTGAAACCGGAGGAACAGGAGATCATGTCCTAGATTTTGATTATCTCCATATGATCAAGCTGGAAATAGGCTATGACGATAGAGATTGTTCAACACTTGGCACCGATGATATAGAAGATGTTTTGTTGGCGGTTGAGAAATTGCGCGAAGAACAGAGAATGAAGGCATTAGGGGAGTAACCACCAATACAATACGCTCCTGCACTATGAAGAAGCGTTGGAAGGATGATAGATATGCTAGAAGGTCATGGAAAGTTATCAATACGTAGGCTACTGGACAGTTGTAAGCCGAGCAATCCGCAAGAAATGACAGACCAGCAGCTTAACGTAGCTTTAGCGGAGCTTACAGGCTTTCCTGCGGATAAATTAACACCAAACTACTGCAATGATGCTGCCGCCTCTCTGGAGGTACAGGCAAAGGCTATAGAGTTGGATCGAGTAGCCTATGTAAATAGCTTGTATGAGGCATGTTACGAATTTAAACGAGATAAAGATTCTGGGTGGGATGAAATTAATATAGCATTTTTACTTAACGCCAGCCCATGCCAGAGGGCAGAGGCTGCCTATTTAACATTATCCAGTAAGGATTAAACCAATACAGGGTGTAGGTGTTACCTACACCCACTAAGGGAGGATATATGAGAATGGATAAAGTCGAAAAAAGAAAATGGTACGTTGAGAATATGTCTCCACATAAATGCCCCATGTGCAACAAACCAACTATTACACAGGGCCAATATTGCAGCCCAGCATGTGGAACTAAAGCAGCTCAAAAGCTATGACTATATGGGAGTTCATGGATAGAAACATTTTATGGGTGACTATTATGTTTATTATCCTGTGCATGTCATCCACCTATTGGGGGAAACGCTGATGATCCAAACTATGATTCGCAGACTAATTATCCGGTATCTGCACCGTAATCATGGATCATTCTATCAGGATGACGTTCATGTAGCTATTATGAGTAAAAAAGGGTACAAGTTCTACCGTTCTAGCGTTAATGATTATTTACGCAGGGAGAACACCCCATGATAAGAGCCTATACCTCTATATTATGCGCATTACTGTTATATGTGGGTGTAGTCAGTATAGATAGGTATATCCTTATACAGAGAGTGGCGCCAAGCGAGGTGAGTATAAAATATAGCAGATAACAACAATGAAAAAAAGTAAGCACTTATGAGAAAAGTGCTTACTTTAAGGTTGACTTTATTATCTGTGATAAATAAGGCCTTGATATAATGGGTATACTTCATTTTTGTTTTTTTGGCGCCAACTATATCTATAAATTTCTCCTTCATAGTCTCCTTGTCTGTACATTATCGAAGTTGGAGCCAACACTTTCAAAAACTCTGTGACCGCCACACCTTTGATACCAGTGACCCATTTTGCGTTCTCTAAGTGAGCATGTGATGTTCCAGAAGAGATGTTTGCTGAAGTTTTGGTTTGTTCTGCAAAACCTAAAGACGGTACAGACAATGTCCCAAGAAGAACTGCGCCAACAGCCAAAGTAATAATAGATTTTTTCAAAAGTAAAGCCTCCTTAGTTTGTTTATCTTTGTGTGCAAACTATGGTGTAAGGTTATTATAGTGTTTTTATTTACATTTAACTACCAGAAATAACGATTTCACCAAATTATCACATTATATAAAGGAATGATAAATGATGAATGATAATCAAATATGTATAGTAAATAGTCTTGAAGATGAGTCTACTGATACACAAAAAATAGTCCAGGTAAACTTTTTCGACGATATCCAAAAGGACGATATCAGAAAAACCAAGTGGCTGCTGAACAAATACACCGATTTAGTAGATGTGATCAAAAACTATGAATATTCACTCCAGCAGATTGAAAACGGAATGGCGGCGTATGATTTGCTATCTGCGGAAGGATCGGTTGCCAAGCGAGTTTCGGGACAAGAATTAACAGCAGACGTGACCGCTAATGCCGTTATATTGAAGGATCAGCGCCACATTAACTACAAATTCTATCAATTCATTACGAACAACGTTAAGTTTGCAATAAACAATATGCGCGATAAGCATGAAGGACTCATTTCAAAACTGCTCTTTCTGGATGGGATGAAATATCTCAAAGCTCAACAGTACATGAAAAATGGATATCGCAGTGATATTCCGAGTATTTCAGAAACAACATTTGCAGATAAGCGGCGTAGGGCTATCGCGAACATAGCGAACAGTTTAAAGATCAACCGGACGTTGGATTTTGTCACCATCGACTATGGACGGGGACGAAACCAGGAAGGCGAAATTGGACTTAGAATGCCAGAAGTAAATTAGACCGTAAGGGCTGAAGCCTTTGCGGTCTTTATTTATTGTGAAAACTAATTCAAATCCGTAGTAGGCACGGAGTAGAAAGGCTTTACACTTTATTCAGGAACAAATCAAATCCATTCTAGGAGGCAATAAACATGGCACATAGTTACGCTTACTTGGACAACACAGGTATTTTACATCTTCATCCGTTGGAAAGTGAAGCAGCCAAGCATGGCAAGTATGTAGGTACAAATCTGGATTACGACGAAAGTGGCTTTCCAGTTATCGGGGGCGAAGGTGTAGTCTACTATGTAGACAAAGACACAGCTTATGTAAACGGAAATGAACATGATGGTAAACAAATTGCTGTACCAAGTGGCCTTAAAACACTAGCTGATCAACTTCTGTAATCGTTAAGATTTAAACGTGGTGGCGGAATAGACGCAAGGCCGTGATATACGCCTCGCCCGCATCGAACCTAACTACAACTAATTCGAACAGCCGTAAAGAGGGTCATAATACCCCATCAATAAGGGCGGCAGATTGTTCCGCACGTAATGCGGACTATAGCGATTGACGGTAATCGCTGTGAAAGAATTCCCGTTGGGAACCATACCGCAAGTATAAGGGGGCGGCAGTGGCAAGCGCATGACGGAGGGTTAGGGCGCAACTAATATAAGTGAGAGAGCGACGGGAAACCGACGCTTTTTTCTATGTACAGGAGGAAACAATATGCCAGCAGAAGCAAGCGCAGTACGAAATGGTGGATTTGGTTATTTGGACAAAAACGGTATCTTCCATATCTAATCTACAGAGGCAGAAGCTAAAAAGGAAAGTAAGACAGGTAAAGTGGCTGGCTATAGCGGACCTACTACCTATGGTTATCCAGCTGTGCCACGTAATGATGGTGAGTACGACCAATTAGCTATTACGTTGCATGCAGACGGTTCATTGACCGAGCATGACGGTATAGCTATTCCGGCTCACATTGCTAAGGTAGTTCGAGAACTGCAGTAGCACTTATCCCCGGTTTATCTCCGGGGATTTTACAGTGTTCAATGGATAACGTGCGTTCGAGTCCGCAGGCACTATTTCGTTAGATAAATCTTGAATTTCGGATTAGCAGGCTAAAACCAGCATTAATTGGATCTTCATATTCTACAGTTCCAAGCAGTTCTAAAGGAACTTTGTAGTCTATCAGTAAATTCTTCGCATGTTTGTTTAACAGAATAAACTGGTAGTATTCGCCGAAACGCGATTCCAAGTCTTTTTTACCAGGAGTGCTGCTTCGAGTATTTGAAAACATTAAAAGTTCAAGTTCCTGAGTGTACGGACGCGGAGTTTTCAACTCATTATTTGATAATGCCATGAGCTTTGTTTGCAGTTCACTAGTAAATTGCTTTGTACCAACAACAAAATATGTTGTCATAGGTGTCCTCCCTTATGAGAAATAATAAAATATGGCAGTTAAAAGTGATAGCCCAATGGCTACAGCAGCAACGTTCTTTAAAAGGGGCTTAACTATCCGTTCGTAGACGCCGTCCCAGATATCTTCCAGTATATACAATATAAACACCTCCTTTCGCACTAATACTTTCGGCGCATAAAAAGGAATATCCTTCCTTAGTGTCGAATTGTTGTGTCGTAAGGAGATGATATAAGTCCACTCAGAGGCTCCGCGAGCGAAAGATGGAACGAAAATATAATAATTCCCATGTATTGTGTTTGTAAGCCAAAGAGCCGATCAAATGCTAAGGGTGTATATGAGGTAAATTAGGAAGGTAGACAAATCTGTAGTAGATTTTATTGTACCATTTTGCCACATTGGGAAGGATAAATCCGACTGATGTCGAATTATATTATAAGTAAGGGGAGAGAAAATTCATGTGGGCTATCATTAAAGAAATAATTGAGGTTGGTTATTACATAGCTGGAACAGTCCTAGTGATTAGTGTGTTTCTTGCTGCAAAACAATTGAGACTAATGAAAGAGGATTTGTTTGTCAGGAATAAGAGGGCAGCTGCAGAAAAAAGTATTGAATACCTTGCTTATTTTCAGAAGGAAATAATTCCTGCAACCTCAATATTTAGGGATAGTGTTGCTGAAGAAATTAAGGTTCCAGCCAATGATGAGCACCTATTTAACCTTGATTTCAAAGTTAATCAGAACGATTTTACTAAAGAAATCGTGGCTGATCTAATAGTAAAACACAAATTGGGTATTGTTACAATATTGAATCAGTTGGAGTTCTACAGTGCTGTTATTGAAAGTAGAATTACTGATGAGGATTTGTTGTTCACACCTTCATCAGAGGTGTTTTGCAGTTTCATAAGACAAAATCATCTCTGGATATCTCATTTTAGATCCTCTGGTATACCATACAAGAACCTTGTTTCATTGTATCGTAAGTGGTCTAAAAGAATTGAAGTGGAAAAGTTACAGTTGCAAATGTCTGAAACAGAGGATAAGATAAGAAAATACGGATCAGATTACAAAAGTTCTCCATCCATTGGAATGTAAAGGAGAGGATTGTTGTGAAAGAAGAACTAATGAAAAAGTCTTTTGATGAATTAAAGGAAATACTTTTAAAAAATGCAAAGGAAGCTAAAATAGAATATCCAATACTTGACTTTATCACGATGAAAGATAACGATACTATACAATATCCGGCATAACAAAAGCGCCCTAACAGGTGCTTTTTTATTTGCGATGTGACAGGTAAATAGTGGTTCGATTCCGATGTGTGTCTTAATAGCTGTTTACGATTATAAGAAACATACTGTAAAATGTCGGTCAAACACACCTTAGAGGATGGTACAGCCGATGATAATGGATCGTGAACAATTTAGAATGCGTTTGAAAGAGGGTAATCGCAAAGACTTGCCTCTTATAAAAATAATCGCATTCAAAGCAAAATACGCTAAAATGGAAGAAATGACCTTCAAAACACGATTCGATAATCTCATGAGCGTACGGCTTAGTAACGCCCTGGCAAAAGAGTTTCAAGGAAAATCATTCCTAGAATTTGCTAACTATAAACCGTCTTATTATTCGGGGATCAGTAATATGGGCAAGTTGACGTTTACTGAATTTCTGGACGTGCTGTACGAAATGGCGGTTCCTATACAGTTAGACTACAAAAGTAGTGAATACTATACTGTTAATCAGCTTGCTAAAATACTGGTTGCTAAAGAAGAGGATATAATAAGACAGTTGGAATCAGGCCGCTACAAAGATGCGTTCATCAATGAACAAGGTGAATGGCTCAAGCCCAAACCGCCTGAAAATGAAAAATTTCGTGGTCGCCAATAGGCGGCTTCTTTTGTATGTCAGGAAACTTTTCCTTAGCTTCAGATACATTATCAAAAGGGGTGAATAATAAGATATGGGACGAAAGAGAGATCCGAAACGGGACGAAGCATTTGAATTATACAAATCCAGTTCCGGCAATATACGTCTCACAGATATAGCCTCTCAACTTAGTGTATCTGAAGGTACGGTAAGAGGATGGAAGGCAAAAGATAAGTGGGAGAGTTTAATTGCTGGAGAAGTGAAACATACGGAACATTCCGATGAAGGTGAAACTGATCAAAAAAAGGAACCTCCAAAGGAAGATGAAGATACAACATCATATCCTGATGAGCTTTTTCTAAAAGCTGTCCAAATTGTAGCCGAGGCCAAACAAGCCTCGGTTTCTTTATTGCAGCGAAGAATGAGGATAGGTTATAGCAGAGCGGCCCGACTGATTGATGAAATGGAGCGGCGTAAATTCGTTGGTACATATCAAGGTGATAAGCCAAGAGAGGTATATGCTACCCCGCTTACAGTAGACGCACTCGCTAAAGGGCTAAAAGTCGCTGCTCCAGAAATACGGAACGTTCCGAAAAAAATACCGGAACGCTCTAATGATATGGAGCGTTCCAAAACAAAAAAGAACGTTCCAGTAATCGAGGAGAAGCCGGAGCCGGAAATTCCAGACGAAGAGGGGTTAACGCCGAAACAGCGGATCTTCATAATGGAATACCTCAGAGATTTCAACGCGACAAGGGCGGCAATGGCTGCTGGATATAGTAAGAAAACAGCATATTCAATTGGATGGGAATTATTGAGGAAACCTGAAATTAAGGCTGCGATACAGAATTATAACGAATCCCTGATGGATGGGGTTGGTTTAAATGCTCAGCGCGTTCTAATGGAGTACATGAAAATTGCTTTTGCAGACATAACGGACTACGTGGAATTCGGTCAAAAGGAAGAGGATGTTCTTGGCTTAGAAGGAGATCCCGTGTTTGATCCTGACACTGGAGAAACGAAGAAGTACAGATACAATTATGTCTCTTTTAAAAACAGCGATGAAATTGATGGAACTCTGGTTTCAGAAGTCAAGCAGGGTAAGGATGGAGTGAGTGTAAAGCTACACGACAAAACAAAGGCATTGGACGTGCTGACTAAATATATGGATTTGTTGCCAGATAAACATAAACGGATGATTGAAGACGAAAAACTTAAGATGCAGCGTGAGAAACTTGAACTTGAAAGAGCAAAGGTCACGGGTGAAGGCAATACAGAAGACGATCTAATTGATGATTGGGTAGAGGCGGTGGTAGGTAATGAAGATGAAGGACTCACCGGAGACGAAACGGAGATTTCAAGCATTCAAGAAACGGATTCCTGAGTATCGTAAGAATCCCACATTGTTTTGCCAAGAGATGCTTAAGTTCTATCCTGATGATTGGCAGGCAAGCACTCTAATGGATTTAGCCAATAATCCGCGCGTTTCAGTACGTTCAGGTCAAGGCGTAGGAAAAACTGGGCTGGAAGCTGCAACAGCCCTTTGGTTTCTGTCCTGCTTCCCTTATCCAAAAGTGATTTGTACAGCTCCTACAAGACAGCAGCTACATGACGTGTTATGGGCTGAGATAAATAAATGGCAGTCCAAAAGCCCAGTGCTGAAAAGAATCCTTAAATGGACTAAAACCAAAATCTACATGAAGAACTATGAGGAACGCTGGTTCGCTACAGCTCGTACAGCTACCAAGCCTGAGAATATGCAAGGCTTTCACGAGGACTACATGCTATTTATTGTGGATGAGGCATCGGGTGTTGCTGATCCAATCATGGAAGCCATTTTAGGTACGTTGTCGGGTGAGTTCAATAAAATATTGATGTGTGGCAACCCGACGAAAACGTCGGGTGTTTTTTATGATTCACACAATAAGGACAGAGCTGATTATAAAACGCGCAAGGTATCCTGTTTGGACAGTCCGAGAACAAGCAAGGATAATATCGCTATGCTCAAGCGGAAGTATGGTGAAGGCAGCGATGTATGGCGCGTCCGTGTAGAAGGCGAGTTTCCCCGTGGTGAATCTGATACATTCATCTCTCTGGAAGCTGCTGAATTTGCCAAAGATGACGTTAAAATTGAACCTTCTGGAACAAAGTTATTTGTCGGCGTTGACGTTGCACGTTTTGGAGACGATGAGACAACCATGTACGCACGAATGGGCGGAAAGGTAGTAAGAACTCATTTCCACCATAAGCAGGACACTATGACAACCACAGGATGGGTATTGCGCCTGGTTGATGATGTGAAGGCCGAACATTCAGAGGTGGATGAAGTAGAAATAAGAATTGATGATAGTGGAATAGGGGGAGCTGTAACAGATAGATTGAATGAGATTAATGAGGAGAAAAGTTTAGGCTACACCATCATTCCAGTTAACAATGGATCAGCAGCAGAAGATGGTCATTACGGCAATCTCGGGGCGGAGCAATGGGGACACGTAAAGGAAATGCTTGAGGCTAATATGAGTAACTATGTGCTCGGCAAGCCAGGTGAATTGCAATTGCCAGATGATGAGAAACTGATAACACAGCTCACATCAAGGAAATGGCGTATGGGGAGTAATGGAAAGATATTCTTAGAACGTAAAGAGGATATGAAAAAAAGAGGGTTGCAGTCTCCTGATAGAGCAGATGCCTTTGTTTTGTCATTTGCGAATATTGAATTGAAGGCAAGTTTTTCATTTGGATGATAATTAAATGCCGTATCCCTTCCTTGTTACCACTTAAATATTAGATTATATTAGTTATTATGTTGTTCTAGTGTTAGATGTATTGGAGGAGTAATAATGTGGTATTTGAAAGTATATTCCGCTTTTTCTTATTCTTTGGCTCAGACGGGATCAAGACATTATTCGATTTTCCCTGTAACTGACTTTTCTGAACATGAGACATTTTACTTAAGATCTATCCATGCAGATTCTTTGCCAGAATCAGAGAGCACAAGAGCTTCTTATCGTTTAAAGAGTTTTTTGCGAATGTTAAATGCTTCCTTAGAACTCTCTGCTTCTAATGGCTCTAATTTTAGTGCAATACAAGTGGGTGAACTTTTTTATTCTACAGATGATACTGATTGGAGAAAGGCGTACGTTGAAAAAGATTTAAATAAAGAACTTGAGGAGTTAATGAATCCTTTTGACTTCAAGGTGTTTGATTCACACGAGCTTAAGTTTTCTAAAAGGTCAGAAGGGATCATAGAACTAGCTTTTTTTGATGATTTAGTAAGAGAGAATATTCTTCTCTTTTCTACTTTCAATAGTGATCCACTTTATACTTTTATTAATTGTTTTAGAGTATTGGATACCATTAAATATGATTTCTCTCAAAATATCAAAGAAGAAGATGTTGATAGCACTAAGTTACAGGATGCAATAAAAATTTTTACAAGAGATGGCTTAAGCCACTATATCAATACTAGAGACGGGTCTGGATTCATGTCTAGACATGGAGTTAAGAATGGTGAGGTGTTTAATAAGGCGAAACCCACATACCATGAAATAGTGCTAGCTACTAAAAATTTAATAAATGAATGGATTGATTGTAAATTATATTTGTATAGAAACAAAAATCTTAACAATATCTAATGCTTTAAATACAACCTGTAAATCCGTAGTAACACCGTAATAACTCAATGATATTATTTAGACATAGAAATATGAACGAATGCAGAAGGTCAGGAAAATTTTCCTGCCTTCTATTTTTATATCTGGAGGGTTGAATGACATGGATGAAGTTTCTGAATTTGTTGACCTTGCATTAGAAAAATGGAGAGAAAAAAGAGATCAATCATTTATTGCGTACAATCTTAATCGTGACGAAGTTTATGCGACTGGAGGCTTTGAAGGTCTTCCTGCTGAATGCCTGATTGCCGTATGCTATGTAGATGCTTACGCATGCGTACAAGCAAAAATCCGAAGCAAGGACGAATAAATCAGATGTTATTCTTGTTTCATAGAAGTCTACAAGGAAAGGAGGTACAGACTTGGGTGTAAGACAGTGGCTAATTAACTGGCTAGCGGCGGGAAGGCCGAAGAACGAACCTGAACGACAGACGGAAAGCTACCCATTCCCGTTTGGTATCATGATGAGTAAGGGGAGTAACCAGCCAGCGCCGAAGAGAACGCCGACCAACTTACGAACGTTATCGGAATCCCCGATTCCACGCAGAGCAATTAACGTTATCAAGAACGGAATCACAAAGCTGAACTGGTCCGTAGCTGCTATCGACGAGAACGATACAGAAAAATATAGAGAGATATGCAAAGTTATTGAGCGATCATTACTAAAGCCGAACCCCGGCGACTCATTCCGTTCATGGATTGAGCAAATAGTCGAGGATATGCTTGTATGTAGTGCGGGTTCATCGGAAGTATTGAAAGCTGGTGACCCTCTCAGGCCGTTTAGGATGTACCCTGTAGATTCTTTCTCTGTTGATTTGTATCCTGATTGGGATGGGAAAGAGAATTCATATCGCTATGCACAGCGGGTTCACGGGCAATATGTTCATTTAAAGTCTTCTGACCTGATGTATATACGGATGAATCCGAGAACTAACACACCATTCGGACTTTCGCCGCTCGAAACGGTTTGGGAATCAGTTGAAAGTTTTATATCCGCGCACCGATCAGCTGGAAAACAAGCTTCGAATACTGTTATCAGGAAACTCATCAACCTTGGAAGGAATTCTGATGCCAAAGCAATAGCTGCTTTCCGTGCGTATTGGGAAAATGAAGTGCTGGGCCGTGGTCTTAACCCTATCATAGGAGGAGAGAATCCAAGTGTACTGGATTTGGGGGCTACGGATGATAAGGCGTTATTTCTTGAGTGGCAACGGTTCTTAATTGAGATTGTTGCTATCGCCTTTGACATATCACCGAAGAAGCTGGGGCAAACAAAGGATGTGAACCGTTCAACGGCGGACAGTGAGGACGACGATACGAATGAAACGGTCAAGTCTATTGCGGAAAACATCGTGGAGCATATCAACAATCACATAATTGATGGCATTTTTAAGCTGGGCGGCGTAATTGAGTTTAAGTTCCACTATGCTGCGTCACTTAAGGATCAGAAGCTTAGGGCTGACATTGACGCGATTTACCTTGACCGAAGAACTGTGACACCAGATGAAGTACGTGATGGTCTGGCGCGTAAAGCATTGCCTAATAAACATGGTGAAGTAATATTACAGTCAGGCAGCACGTCGGCTATTGATCTGAATAAAACTCAGGAAGAAATACAAGGGGAGAAGGACAAGCTGTTAAGTAAGCTTCCCGAAGATGATCCGCCAAACAAAGACAAAACAGAAGACGATGAAACTGACACCGCTGAAGAGTAGGTGTTTTTATTTTGCCCTGAAAGGCGGTGAGGACGTGTTGACGAAGTTCGTCGGCAGGATTGTGAAGCTGACTTATTTGAGGTCTGTCCCTGTGCCAAGGAACAGGGCGGAGCGCAGGCAGCAAATGTTTAGCGGAGGGAGGTGAGAATCTAAATGCTTAAAACGTTGAAAATGAGCAACCAGCGGATGCGCGTTCAGGACTTCAAGTTGTCCGATGAAGGAGGTCATCCAAACAAAGTTCCTTTCAAATGCGCTCTTTTCGCTGTTGACCAACCTAGTGACGGCTCACCTCATGGGGCTGGAGGGAAACGTATTCGTATTTCATCGAGTGTTTGCGACCAATATCTTCAAACCTTCGTAGGTATGGCCTTGAATATTGACTATGCCAACGGTATGGCGGACCATGATCCGCGATTTAAAGTCGCTGTGATTGATAAGGCTTACCGTTCACTTGATGGGTATGCATGGATTGATGGATACATTTACGCAAAGGATTTTCCTGATGTGGTTGCGACTATTCGTTACTACAATGGGCTGGCAGCTGAGTACAACTGGAGCGAATACCAATTTGGCGCGTCGCTCGAAATGGAAGCCGCTGTACAGGATGCAACGGATATTGAAGATGTGTTGGATGTAATTGAGTTTTGCGGTACAGGAGCAGCTATCTTGTTCGCCGAGGCCGCTGCCTATAAAACAACGAGCTTTGCTGCTCGTAATACGAAACAGAACAAGGAGGATGTTGATATGACACCGGAACAAATCAAAGCGATGGAAGACTCTATGAAGGCATTACAAGACGGTATGACTGCTATCACTGCGAGTGTGCAAAGCGTGGTCACAGAGGTGGGAGTAATTAAAACAGATATCACTAGCATTAAAGCGTCGAACGAAGAGGCTGAACAAAAGACCGCTGAAGAACAAGCCGCTGCCGACCTGAAGGCCGCTCAAGATAAAGCAGACGCTTTAGAAAAAGAATTGAAAGAATTGAAAGCGGCGGGTGCGCCTCCAGCAGAGCCGGAACGCAAAACATTCAGCGCGTCCGCATTATTGTCCAAGTATGGCAGTAATGCCAATCTTGCAGCCGGAGCGGAAGTGAATGATTACAAAACCTTCTGTGCTTCTGTCGATGCTCTTAATCTTTCAACTTCCGAATCTTTCAAACTTAAAATGCAGGCAAAAGCACAATTTGCCGAAAAGGAGAGTGTGTAATACATGAATAACCGTGTTGGAGTAGCTCAATTTGTTTCGGTTGCTGCGGCAGCTCAGTTTCAGGGGCCAGGCGCAATTATTACTGACGACTTTCAAAAAGAGATTACGGACGTATTGCGCCGTACATCCATTCTGGACGGACGTTTGAATTATGTACCAGCTACAGGTGACATTTCGACGTACTACGAACAAAACACTGTAAATGGTGGTGAGTTCGTTGATCCGCGTAACCCCTCAGCGACATCATCTAGCAATCAACGTACGCCACATGGTGTGAAGATCAAAGCGCTGACGAACCAAGTCAACTTTGGACATTATGACGTAACGTTGGGCCAGCAACAAAACAACTTTCCTGAATTGAAAGCCAAGGATCTGAATGACATGCTAAATGCTATTGGACTTACGCATGGTAAAGCACTTTGGAGGGGCAATGACACTGGCTTGGCTGTACCGACAACTCTACAATATGTAGGACTTGCAAGTCAGATTACGAACACTTTCACAGTTGGGGCAACTGCATCAATCGTGTCTGCTATCCGGGCGAAGGTAGCTGCTATGGTAGCGAGTGAATTGTATGAGCTTATGCCAACAGCTATTTACATTCATCCAATTGCTCATCATTATCTCGAAGAAGAAGAACGCAATGCTGCCAACAATGAAACGCAAATTAGCAACCTCAAGAAAACAACGGTTGCTGGCTTAGAAGTGTTAGCTATCATGACAGCCGCAGGTCTGCTGCCGATCATCCCAGAGCCGTTTATCCCTTCGGCAGTTAATGCAAAAACGGCGACAAACACTGACTACGGAATTGCCATCGTGACAGAGCCGATGATTGAGTATCACTACGTTGGAGAAAAGGGCATCTACCTCTTCCAGTTGGGTACAACGTCAAGTCTGCAAGAACAGTACGTTGGCATCAAATATGGCGCTCCAGTAGCCAAAGGTCCAGGCTACGCTCATGCATACGGCACCATTGAACGCCCAACTATTACGGCGGTATCCTAATAGGTTTTAAAGTCGAAGAGGCGGTTGGTATGACCGTCTCTTTTCATTTTGAGAGGAGATGATTCAGTTGGCGAAATCGAATCTGGACAAGTTAAAAGATGCGATTGCTGAAAGCGCAGCATTGTTAGCGCAGGCTGAGATTGGTGAAAGTGGAGGACAATATCCTCAACAATCGGCAGATGCATTCAAGGAGGCTGTTACAGCGGCAGAGATATTGGTTGGCGCTGAAGGAACAGAACCGAGCCAGTTCGATGCTCAAACAACAGTGCTGAATGATGCGCGCAGTTCTTTTCTAGCTGCTAGGATTCCGGCAGTCCGAAAAGTTACGCTTCGCGGTACACCAAGCCAGCGCAAGGGCGCTCACACGATTCACTTTAAAAATGGGGTCGTTAACTTCGTGGATGGCGAAGCGCAGTTACCGGATGAACTGGCAGACGAGCTTGCTGATGCTGGCTATGTAGAATGAGTCAGTATCTAGAATTAACGGATACTGATGTTGTTCCTTTAGGAGTCAAACTAACTATGCCGCTGATAACACGAGCATCTGCCATAATCGACGGAAGGTGCAGGCGTGAGATTGGAGTCAAATCTTATACTGAACGGATACCTCTTACGGATCAGCAGCGAGGCCATTTGTCCTATTATCCTGTTGTAGAAGTAAAGGAAGTTAAGGGGAGGCCGAAGCAGGGATTGTTGGGCAATTTCTTTGGTCCGCCAGGATTCGAAATAATCACTGACACCAGCACCATTGATATCGACAAGGATATTGGCACTGTATGGTGTGGCTTCTCTCCTTTTGGTTCAGCTTATGCAGAATTGGAAGTGACGTATACCAGCGGTTGGGAGACGATACCTGATAAGGTCAAGGTGGCCTGTGGCCTAATCATCGGACAACTTGCTGCTAATCCAAATTCAAATGTGAAATCCAAAAAGGACTTCGATTACAGCATTGAATACTTTGGCAACAGCATGATTACGCCAGAAATAGCCGATCTTCTGTCTGAGTTTGAACATAGGTCATTTAGGTAGGTGATGAAAGTTGTTCTATGAGTTCTCACACCGCCATACGCCGTGTGTGGTGGATGGAAACGAAGATGTAGTGATTCTATCAAGGGAAACCAAAGCGACGACTGTAATAGGCAAAGAATACGTCTATAACGGTGTATTCTCGCCTGAATCACTCATTAATCGTGGTTCTTTGGTGCAGACAGAGGACACGTTCTTGGTTCTTACCTTAAGAAAAACAGTAGATCAAGACAACTACTGTTCTTTAGTTAAAACAAATGCGGTGGTAGAGGTGCAAAGATACCAACAAGCTTACGATGCAAATGATAATCCGGTGGGCGCTGCTGAATTTACATCGGTCGCTGCTGATGTTGTTTGTTCTGCACTGTATGTCACAGCACAATTGCGACAACAGGAGCCGGGCTTGCTGCCGAGTACTGTGTTTACCTTGCAGTTACAGACGACAGTCGATGTAAGAGACCCTCAAGACTCAAGTCTATCCGCGCCTGACCGGATTGTAATGGGCGGGAAGACATACCAGGTAGATGTGGTAGATAGGATCAAGTATCCTAATCTGTTGCACATACAGCTTTCTGAGGACCGCCGATGATTACTGGGTATGATGCAGTGCGGGCCGCAAAGGATTTGGAGAATAAGCTGGCTGTTGAAATTACTGGACTAACAAAGCTGGTCATGCTTACGGCTAAAAGCGGTATCCGGTACTATCCGGCAGTTCGGGACCACTTGGAAATGCATATGTTTGTTCTTGCGAATCAGATGATTTCAGGAGATATCACAGCTGACTATTGGCAGGCGTGGCTTGAACAATTCGGTAAAGGCTCCAAGATGGCAGACAGCAGCCAAAACCCCGGTCTAATAACCTACATGAACAGCGAAGCGTGGAACCGCCTGAGGTCCAAAGGTGATCATATTATTGTAGGTCGTTCCCGTGGAAAGTACCGGGCAATTGACGGCACTATGAAGGAATCTGGCGGGGGCTATGCTGGAGTGGACTTGGAGGAGTTGGCGGAACGTGGTGACATTGATCCTTCATTCAGAGCCACACCGCCGACCTACTTCCTGCGTATTGCAATCCAGTCCAACCGGAAACGTATTTTGGATAGCATTAGCCGTGTCATAACTGAGTTTCCGTATCACAGATACTTCAAGGAGGTACGGGAGTGAGCCTACAACTTATTGATGCTGTTCAGAATGCATTGAAAGAAGATTCGGAACTTATGAGCATGCTGAAGCTTACTCCTTCATCATCCTCTGCTGATGTCGTAAAGCGATTTACGAAAGGCATGGAGCCTGAGATAACGGTTTCTAAGGATACAGTTCCACATATCTGCCAATATGTCATGCCGGGACGATATGCCACTAATCCACTGGTGTTCGAAGGCAAGTTCTGTATCGACTTTTACGGTAAGACAGCGTATGAAGCAAAGCTTCTATTTGAAAGAGCATTCAAAACCTTGCACGAAAAAAGGTTGTTTGCACAGGGGTTTATGTCCTATCTTTGTGTGCTGTCCTATGACTCAGATTTTGCTACTGGCATCCAAGGGGCTAAGGGGTACAAAGCAATTTTCGATGTTGATTACTTGAGAATGAATTGAGGTGAGCAGAATGGCAGAAGCAGCTGTATGGAAAGCAACCGGGAGATCCGGTGATCACAATGGTGTTAACCACGTTGAATATGAGCTGCTGGATTCAGCACAAAAGCGAGTTTCTTTGGCTAAAACCAACGTATCCAGTATTGAAAAAGATGGGGTTAAAATTGAACCGGATGATCAGGAAACTCTATGGTTTAGCGAAGCAAATGCAACCAAGAAGTACAAATTTAATGTTGTTACTCTTGCTGGTGCAACTTATGAAGCCGAATTGAATTGGACTCAACCCAATCCTCCTAAACCAGAACCTACCGAGTGGGAAACGCTGATTGCTGAAAAAATCGCGGTTGCTAAAGGATTGGGTATCATGGGAGTCTGGAATCCAAAACAGGGTTACAAGTTAACCAAAGAGTACAGTCGTATTGCAGAAATTGATAAGCGTTTATGGGAACTGGTCAAATAAGCTGACCATTTTTTTGTGTTCACACATAAGGAGGATGAAACTATATGCAACCTTTAGTATTTGATGGTGTGGGGTCAGCGCAGGTTTATGAAGAAGGCGGAAGGCTCAAGTTTCTTGATGATAAAATCACTAAAGTAACTTTGCAATTGCAGTTTGATTGGGACAAAGTAATGGGCGGCGATAGTGGGTATGCATTCCACTATACTGCTAAGGATTTAGGGGATAAAGCCTCTATGGAGGTTCCTCGTTACTCTGATATTTTGGCTGAGTTGTCTCAAGGGGCTGAATCAGAAAAAGGCACAGTTCAATTTGATGAGGTAGAGCAAGGATTTTTGACCGTTACTGATGGCTATAAATTAAAGGCTCCGACGAAGTATAATGGAACCTTTGTTGATAAGAGTGACCGCGTTTACTTAAAAGACACTGACACAGGAGAACTTACTGAACTGACTCGTGTTGCTTCCACTCCAACAGCAGAACAGTACGTAATTACAGCTGATGGAAAAATTACATCTGATGTTGCAAATGAAGGGAAGTTAATTACCGTTACGTTCAAATGGTCAAAGGAGAATGCTACAAGAAGTAGCTTAAGTGGTAAACGTCGTCCGAAACCATTTAAACTGGTACATCGTTTTTCCTTAACCGATGATCGGAACGGCAAAGAAGTCCCTTGCCAGCTCACTATTTGGAAGGCTCTTGGGGGCGGGACTTTGGATGTGTCCCAAGAACGCAAAAAGCCAACCACTAACACATTGGCACTGGAGATTATGGAACCGGATATCACGCCAGAGAATCCTAACGGATATGCAGTAGAAATCATTTTTGGTATCTAACCAACAATTAAACCCAACCCTCTGCCGAATCAGGTTGGGGGTTACATACATTGAGGAGGAAAATTTAATGACAGACAAACAGCTGGATAAGACACTTAATATCGGTTCAGAAATTCGGTTAGCAGAGGGTATCAAAAAACATGTGAAGATCGGGACCATTGCATTGATCCGGCAGGTACGTGAAGAAATGGACGGTGTAGCACACAAGTTTTCCTTTTCGATAGGCCGAAAAAAATGGGATGCTACTGAAGAACGTGAAGCAGTTGACTGGCCTAAAGTGGAGGAAACTTACAAAAAGGTGTTTAATCTCGTGCTGGTTGAGGAAATAACGGAAAAAGAGTACGAACTGATTGACCAGGGCGGTATTGCAGTACTGGATGATTTGTTAGATCGATTTCTATTCTGAGTCGTTTCCTCCAGATGAAGAGTCAGATGATGAAGATGAGCAGGAGGAGTCTAATCCTGCTGAGGATGATCATGAAACGGACTGGTTAGAACTTTGGGCTTTATGCGTGAGTAATGGTATTTCTGATTCGGAGTGGCCTGATATGACTATTCCGAAAATCAGAGCTTTAATGAAAGCTAAGAACAGAAACCGGGAATTTGAAATCATTCTTCACGGTGGCAATGTGGAAAACAAAAAGCCGAAGAAGGTCAAGACGTTATCTGATCTTGGTTTCTTCGCCAAGTAAATTAAGAGGCATCCGCAATCATGCAGGATGCCTCTTTTTCTGTATTTAGGTCAGGAAACTTTTCCTGAACCATTTGTGAGGTGAGTTAAGTGGCAGACTTAAATAAGGATGTAGTAGGCGCACGAATAAACCTGGATACCAGCAAGATATTACCTGCATTCAAGGTTATCGACAATGGAGCAAGAGCCAATGCTGAATCGTTTAAACTTCTAAATGCTGAATTAGGAATCAGTGAGAAAAATTTCAAATCCTTAGCCAGTAGTGCGGATAAGTTTGCTTTGAGTGCAGAAGACAGACGGAAGAAGATTCTCGCTGAATCCGAAGCTCTTGTAAAGCAGCGTACTGCACAGGCAGAATTAAATAATGCTCGGAAGAATCAACTGGACCAGGCGAATAAGATAACCGACGAGAAACTCAGAGCACAGCAGTCCATTGTAAAAAAGCGTGAGGATGCAATTGAGCAGCAGGAACGAGAGCATCTAAAACGGATGGAGGCCCTTCAAAATAAGGCGACATCAACCGGGCAGAGAGTTGCTAAAGTTTCAGGGGCAGGAACGGATGATAAGACGCGTGAACGTGTTCTTATGCAAGAACAGGCTATCCGCATAAAGCTGCAACAAATGGCGGATAAGGAAGCGCAGCAGGCGAGGAAAAACGCACAGGATTATGAAAAGTTCTGGCTAAGTGCTCTGCGCGCTAGAGAGCAGAAAGAAGCACAGGTTCGCGAAAAGGTGCTTCAAGAAGAACAGAAGATCCGTCGTTCACTGAGCCAAACCGAAGCGCAAATGAAGCAGACTTTTAATACAACTCCTAATTGGATGAGTCGAGTAGGAGATATGGCTACGCATGCGCTTGTATTCAACACAATGTATGCAGCCATGCACAAAGTGCAGGAAGCACTAAAAGAAGGATTGGTTGGGATAGAATCCAACATGGCGGGTTATATCCAAACAAATGAACATTACTTTTTAGAATATAACGAAGGCACTAAAGAAATGGTTATGAACACCGAAAAATTACATGACCAAACGACCAAATTCATTCGCACGGCCCATGACTTGGGAAGTGAGATTATGGATGTTACCGAATCTGCGCGTTTGTGGGGCCGGATGTATAAGGACGCAGGCGTAGTTCAGGAAATGGTGCGTAAGTCTACGATGCTCTCGACTGTCGATTTGGTTTCTCTTGAAGGCGCGACTAAATCAATGGAGTCCACATTTGCTCAATATGGCGTCCAGATTAAAGACAGCAACGACGCCATGGTGCTTGGTGGTCGCGTGCTGGATTCCTGGTCCAAGGTTGCCCATGACACGATGGCACCAGCGAGGGACTTGGGAGCTGCCTTCGAACGGACAGGTAAGATAGCGGCAGAAACAGGCGTTTCATTTGATTTTATGAACGGCTTGATTTCAGCAGGTGTTCGTAACACAGCTCTCAGCGGGGAAAACTTGGGGAACATGTGGAAGACAGTCCTGGGTACAATCCGTACAGATAAAGCAGTTGCAGAGATTGAGAGATTAGGAGTTCAAACAAAAGAAGTTGTAAATGGTACAGAGCAGTGGAAAAGGGCAGAAGACATCCTGTTAGAGTTGTCGACCAAAGTAATCGACAAGAATTATGATCTTACAAAATCATACGCGGATATTTCACGCGGTGTCTATCAATATGCTAAATTGGCTGCTTCCTTAAACGCAGGGGATATCTTGCTAGGTACAGCAGCCTCTATCGGTTCTACCGGATCGACAATGGAATACTTGAAAGTTCAGATGGATACCATTCAGCGTAAAGCAGCACAAACCAAGGCATCTTTGCTTGAGATATTTAACAATGCAGGCGACGATGGATTACGGCGCATGATCAAGGATGTTCTAGATACCATCGACCAATTGCTCATTGGGCTTACGAAAGTTCCATCAGGTGTATTTCAAGGCACGGCAGCAATTGGAGGATTATTACTTGCGTATAAAGCATTAAGTGGACCGATCATGAATGTTGTTGAAGCTGTGAAAGTGCTGACTGCTGCTAAAACAGCAGAAACGGTTGCTGTAGGAGCAAATACGACTGCTAACCAAGTGAATATTGTTTCATCGCAAGGAACTACCCTTACGACGGTTCAGAGAACGGTCGCTACGGAGGGGGCGGCTGTTGCCCAGGGAACTCTTGCTGTTGCGACAGAAGGAGCTACGGTGGCTACGAGATCACTATCTGTAGCTCAAGCAGCCGCTACGGTCACAACAGCAGCAGCGACAGCCGGGTTGTCTTTAATCGCTGGAGCTATCGCTGTATTCGCCTTTCAAAGTGGTAAGGCGGAGAAGGCGAGCAGGGATCGCGTTCAGTCCTTAAAAGATGAAATTGGTGCATCACAACAGATGATTAGCCAGTACCAGAGACAAATTGATTTACTTCCAAAATTGGTAAATGCTCATACGTCACTTGAGCAATCTCTTAGCAAGGGGAATCTTTCTTTAGAAAAAGAAACAAATATAAAAAAGCAGTTAGATGAAGTGTCAAAAGCCTTAGTAATCACACTTGGAGAAGAAGGCGCTAAACGATTATCTTCAAATAATTTCAGTGATTCTGCTATAAAACTAGAAATCGAAAATTTAAATACTTTAATTCAAAAGAAACGGGAAGCCAGTAGATTAACCTTACTTGACCAACAGTCTGAAATAATGAGACAACAAAAGACTAACGCTGAGGAATTAGCAAAGGCTCAACAAAAATTAGCTGATATTGAAGCTGTACTGAACGAACGAATAGAAAAAAGAATGGGCACCATGAATAAAGAGAGTCAAGTTAAGGATGCCAAGGAAGAAGTCCATGCATTAGTTACAGAAAACCACAAACTCGCTGAATCATTAGCAGAAACTAATGTACAGTTAACGCAAATTGCTGTTGATGGATTTGACCAATTTGCAGGGAAAGCAGGAACAGCAGCCGAAAGTGCTAAAGCTCAAGAAGAAGCTCTTGCTGATTTAAGAGAGCAAATACAAGGTAACAGCACTCTTGTGAGTGAATTGACTGGCGTTTTAAATGATCTTACAAAAGGGCAGTCCATGAACGCTGCTGCTGCAACGGATTTAATATTAAAATATCCTGAGTTAGCTGCACAAATATATAAGACGAGTGAAGGGTGGGCCTTTGAGAAAAGTGCTATTGAAAAATTGTGGAAAGAAAAAGTGAAGAAAGCAAGAGCGGACCTTGAATCGGAGAGGGCTTCCACATTTAACACTAAAGTTTCTACAGATGAACGGTTAAAAGCATATAACATTGAAGCTGAAGCTATTAAAAACTTGGCACAGCTCAAAGCGGCACTAAATGGAGTTATGGCGAGAAGTTCATTAGAAGTGGAGACAAGACAGAAAGAATTGAACAATATGACCGGAGTTAAGTCTTTCCTAAATGCTCCGTTTCAGAATCAACTTAATGTAGACAAGAAGAAATTGGACAATAAAAAGGAACTTGATGAAATATACAGTGAGTATGAAAAGGATACGAAAGAGTACGATCATCGAATTAATGTTTTAACCAATCTTTATAAAGATCGTAGATTCGGTGTAAGTGATTCGTCAGGTAAGAAGGATAAGAAAAAAGGGAAAAGCGATGCTGAGAAATCGGCTGAAAAAGCAGCCAGGGAAGCTGCTGAGGCTCGTAAGGATTCTTACAGCGATGATATGGACAACTTCAAATACATCGCTGAACGTAATGAATGGTCTATAGATCAACAGATAGCTGGATATAAACGCTTGGGGCAGCGGCATAAGCAATTCCTCACGGAAGACAAGGATGCCTTAAAGCAGTGGGGACGAGACATTCAGAAATTGAATGATTCTCGCTACGAAGAAGATGTCGCCAACCTAGAAAAGAAAAACGAACGCATGCGGCAGGCCAACAAGCAAGAAATCGAAATGACCAGATCATCTCTTGATTTCTATACCAAAGAACAAAATAAAGCCTACCTGCTGCCAGCAAACCAGAGAGATATCCAAAAGCAAATTTACGATCTTACTGTCAAGTACAATGAGCTTCGATATCAAAATTCAGAAAAATGGATTGATAAAGAGACTTCCAAAATGGAAATGGCAGGACAAGGCCAAATTGCTATTTTAAAAATGGAATACGATGCTTATATCCGCATGAGTAAGGCTAAAGATCGTACCGCCGAACAGAGTTTTGAATTACAACAGAAAATCTATGAGAAGCGCAAGGCATTGGAAGATGAATTCCTATCCGATTTTCAGAAACGTATTAATTACCAAAAAAGCATGGAAGCCATTTCTGTTTCTGATCAGCTCAATGCATGGACAAAAATGCAGGCTCTTTATAAAGAGGGGTCAGAGCAACGCATGGAAATTGATGTACAGGTCCATGACTTGAAGAAGCAACTTTTGGAGGATCAGAAGAAGGCCGCTACTGAAGCTGCCAAGAAGGAAAAGGAAGCGCTTGAAAAGACTCGTGATGAGGAAGTCAAACGGATTGAAGCGGAGCGGGATGCTTTTGTCGAAGCTCAGGATGCTAAAATCAAGGCCATAGACGACTTGCTTGCTAAGATGCAGACAGCTAATGAAGACGAGGACTATGATCGTGCTATGGCAGAGAAGCAAGCACGTCTTGCCTTGCTCCAATCCGCCGTTGGTCCCGAGGGTATCGCTGAGCGCAAACAAACCGAGAAAGACATTGAGGATATGCAACGGGAACATAACCGGACGCTGGCAAAGCGAGGCTTGGAGGATCAAAAGAAAAAGCTTCAAGATGAGAAGACTGAGCGAGAAAAGGATTACAATGACCAGATTGAAGCTACCAAACAGCATTATGATCAGCTTGCTGAGAAGTACGATGAATATTCAGACGGCGTTGAATCTAAAGCTGAAGATTTGAAAAATACTCAAATCTCAAAAGAAACCGAGAAGAACGCGGAAATACTGCGTCAGTTGGATCAGTTTATTGCTGACTATCAGGCTAAAATGGCTGAAATCAATGCCACCTCATTGTCTGCATCCTTTGATACAGGTTCCTCAATCTCTGAAAAAGACAGTGACCTGGCACGATATAATTCCAATATTGATAAATGGTATTCAGCGGGTGCAACTGAGAAAGCTAAGCTACATGAGGAGAATGCGGCTCTGCGGAATAAGTATGGCATTAAGAAGGATACAGGCAAGCTTCAAAAATTCCATTCTGGAGGGATAGTCCAGGGAGAAAAGGGGGCTGAGGTGCCCGTCATTGCCCGAGAAGGGGAAATGTATTTGAATGGTCAACAACAAAGCAACTTGTGGAAGATTATCAATTTTAAGATGCCAAAACTTAATTTTTCTATGCCTGACTTTTCTATGCCAATAGCTTCGGGTGGATCAAATCCGCAGCAAATTAGCAATCAGTTCGTAATAAAGTCAGGCGATACTTATATTGAAGACGAATCCGCAGCAAAGGTATTTTGGACTGAACGAGATAATCTGGTGCGGAGGTTGCAAGCGAGGGGAGGTAAGTCTTAATGATCGACGCTACGGCAGATGGTAAGTCTTTTAAATCCATTGGGTTAGGACTTAAAAAACACAACATACCTGTGTTACCGCCGACAAAAGACCATAGCCTTGAAATAGCTGAGAGGGATGGAGAGCTGGATTTTGGCAGTACTTACGGAGCGCGGACAATCAATCTCGAATGCGTCCTAATGGCTGATGATACAACCCTTGATTACCATAGGAGAGTCGCCCAAGTGGCGGCTCTTTTTAATGTTAAAAAAGGGGATATCGTATTCACATTTTCTGATTTGCCGGGAAGACGGTATATAGGACGATACGCTGGCACGTTGGATATCGAAAAGATACTTTGGGACGGGGAACTGACTATACCAATTAAAATGGGTGAGCATCCGTTTCCTGAGAGTGAAGAGAACATTAGAGAGACTATCATTACGCAGTCGCCGCAGACCGTTTCAGTTACATCAGTTGGCGACGAAAGGGCAAGTCCTGTTATTGTCCTGACCAACATCGGTAATAACGACATACGGAATTTCCGTATCGCGAATGAGTATCAAGTAGAATAGGAGGTCTTTATATTGGCAGATATATTGCTTAGTAAATCGAACTGGTGGAAAACAGCCTGTATTAATGCGGCCTTGCGGGGGATTAACTTTGCTTCTCCTCAAGCGCTTTACATTGCCCTATACACCAGCAGCCCTACAGATGCGGATACAGGGCAGGAAGTAAGCGGTGGAGGCTATACGCGCCGTGCTGTGGCGTTCTCAGAACCAGTTATAGTGGATCGTAGAGCTGTTACTTCCAGCGTGGGGGATGTCTCTTTTCCTATCGCTGGAGCAGATTGGGGATTGATAACACACATAGGCATTCGGACAGCAGCAACCGGGGGCAATCTTGTCTATCACGGTGCAGTCAAAACACCACGCACGGTCCAGACAAATGACACGATCAGGTTTCTGGCTGGGCAAATTAAAGTAGACGAAGGGTAGGTGTGAAACGTGGAAAAAATGTATCCACCAGTCGTCAACTCTCCTAAAACAGAGTTGACTGAATTGATTACGGACAAACAAACGGAAATTACTGTTGCTAATCCGTCCGTGCTGCTTCAAGGCGAAGGTATTGCCGTTTTGGGTAATGGAGATGCAGCAGAGACGATTACGTATACAAGTTTGGAAGATAACGTGTTGAAAGGCTGTATCCGTGGCTATGAGGGTGTTGCCCGTGCTTGGCCTGTTGGCACAAGAGTAGCACGCAATTTTACCGCTGGTGACTTTCGGGCAGTGCAGGATAACATCACTGAAATCGACAATAAGGTAACAACTCTTAGTACTACGGTAGCCGAGAAGACACAAGAGGCTTCCTTAACTAAAAAGGGTATTACTCAACTATCAAATGCTATTGATGGAACACGGGATAATGTAGCGGCTACAGAGAGTGCAGTAAAAACAGCTTATGATCTGGCTGGTACAAAAGCTAACAGTAGCGCTTTAACAACACACATTGCAGATGCTACCAAACATATCACAGAAGCGGAGCGTACAAACTGGAACGCTAAAATGGCTTCAAATCGTCCAAGTAATATGATGCCTAATAGTACTGGACTTATGGGCTTTACGGGTTGGAACTTTTCCGGTGATCCTACAGGATGGAGTACGTCACCAGCAGTAGGAGACGTACCCGCTTATTTTGCCTTTGGTGATGCAAGTGGAACGGGGTACAGATTCATAGAGTCGGAATCCATACTTGTGAGTCCTGGAGACAAGTACATTATAAGTGTTGAATTTTATAGCGTAGGTTCAAGTGCAGGTGACATTTATATGGAGCTAATAGGTTTGGATAGTGCAACAGACACCAAAGCTGCGAATCTTGGTTCCACTGGCTGCGATGCAAATGCCAGTTGGCACCGAAAATCTATTATACCTACAATTCCTGCTGGCAAAACACAACTACGAGTGCGATTAGTTGTTCAGCCCAATAGACCAGCAGCATTTAGGGCATTCGCGCGAGTGAGTGTTTTCTTAGGACAAACTCAACAAGCTTGGAATAGTGACTATGATTCTAAATTCATTGCAGGTTCTATTTATACGGGTGCCGGAAGTCCTGAAGGCACATTAACAGCATTAGTAGGCTCCATATATAGACGTAGGGATGGGGGAGCCAATAGCACACTTTACGTGAAAGAATCAGGTTCTGGGAATACGGGGTGGGTGGCAAAATGATAAAAGAATGTGTTGTTTTAAATGACGAGGTAATCAACATCGGGCCGTGGGACTATAAGCGACAGCAAGTCCTGGTATTACCAGTAGAGTACGACGATGATGGAAACGTCAAGAAAGAAGCTGTGTATGAAGAACAGACCATGAACCCTCTACCCGAAGGGGCAACTATCGAAGAACGGGAAATTGAAACCGCACCGGATGGCGGTCTGATCGTAAAGGGTTCTGCACAACCGACCAGTGATGAACTTCTTGGGCAGCAACTCGCAGAAATGAAGATTCAAACCATGCAGCAAACTCAACTGTTAGCCAGCATGGGCGCTGAACTGGCAGCTACAAAATTGGAACTAATCAATTTGAAAGGGGCTAATCAATCATGACATTTTGGATTCTTGCTTTTAAGTGGAACTGGGTAACGGCAGAAAAATTGAAGGGTGCAGTAATCACGGAGACAAACCGTTTCGGGGAAATCACACCGGAGGAATATAAGACCATTACAGGCTTGGACTTTGCATAGGAAAATTTTCCTTAGCAAGTTAGGAGGACGCTATGTTTAATGGTGGATTTAATAGCCTTGGTTTTAATACAGGAGATGTAGAAGGGAACATTATTGACCTTTCTGCATCTCTTTCTGGTTCCGGGCAAATGTACTCACGGAAGGTGGAGACGGATGGATCTGAGTGCGACAATGCCTTCAATCTCATGTCGTTTAATGTGGATGAACCTGGTACCGTAACGGAATACATTTTGGAATTTGTTTTGGATATGACTGCCGCTGCGGAGTTGTCCGGTGAAGGTCAGGCGCAGGCTGATTTTGTCCGTGAGTATGCTTTGGAAGCCGTTCCTATGTCTGGCGAGGGACGCATAACTAACGCAGAATACGTTCGAGAAATTCTGATGCAAGCAGTACCCATGTCTGGGGAAGGAAGGATATCGGCGGAACTGTCAAAATTCCATACCGACTACATTGAGTTTACAGATGTGTTCCGGCCGGGAGAAGTTATTGTGATTGACTCAGGTAAGTTCAAGATCACTCGCAATGGGCAGAACGTTTCTCACTTGTATAATGGTGATTTCTTTGACTTAAATCTCGGCAATAACAATCTTACCTGGACAGATCCAGAGACAGGCCGGACAGTTTTGTTCCGTATTACACACCGGGATAAATTCTTATATTAAGAGAGGTGGACTATGCCTACTCCAACTATGCAAGTGTTTGATAAAAACATGAGACGCGTTGGTACGCTGGTGGACTCTTATGACATTCAGCGGCGGCGCAGGATTAACAGTGACTACGAGTTAACCTTTATGGTTCCAATGACCAGCGAAGACTATAGGGAGAAGATAAAAATCAAGGGCCACGTTCGGGATGAGCGTGGCCAATTTTATGTCATTCAGTCTCGGAGTCGGTCCCGGGAAGGTCGAAAGCTGACTGCAAATATCTATTGCAATCACGTAATGTTCAAACTAAATGACTACAAGTTTCCGTATGCATCTTATATTGCAGAAGCCTATGGTATCCATATTAACCAGCTCACAGAACTGATTACAGCTGCTACAGGTGGGAGATTCAAATTCGTTATCCACGACACATTCGATTTGCATGATGTCAAAGACTTCGGGCGTGGGACGTGCTTGGAAGCTCTCAATAAGCTTGTGCAAATGTATGAATGTGAAGTCGAACCGGATAACTTTGTAATCAATCTGAGAAAAAAGATTGGGGCTGATAATGGACTACAATACAGACTCAAAAAGAATATCGTATCCAGTTCATTCAAAGACAAAGGTGAATCACTTGTGACACGTATGTTTGCTCAGATGAAGGATGGACGGACATTCATAGGAATGGATGCGTCCAAACTGACCGACTTGGAGCGGAGCTTGCTATCCGGCGTACCGGGAACGATCGTAAACGGGAAACTGGCTGTTAACTATTTAATTTCATCTTATGCTCAATATTGGGCCAGCGAGTCGGTTCCTTTTTACGATGGGGAAATCATTGAACAGGACATAGAGGAACCGGAGGACTTGCTAAAGGCCACACGTAAGGCGCTTGCTGAACAGGAAAACGTGACGCTGGAGGTAACCGTATCGACGGCGGACCTGTTCAAAATAGACAATACTGAACCTAAACCAGCTTTGGGCGACAATGTAATGTGCATTGACCCGGCTATGGATATGAACAAACTCAAAGCCCGGATTACAGAGCTTACAGAGTATCCGTATAGCCGAGACAAACACAGTGAGCCTACCATATCAAATGTCAATTTACGGGACTATGCAGATATCATTTCTGACCTGGAGCGGAACAAGAATATTATCAATAATCTGTTCAGTAACGGGAAGATCCGAACGGAAGTATTTGAGTCCTTTGCCAAGCAAGCCGTGATCGACATTGATAATTCCAAAACGGAAATCAAGTACGATCAACGTGGCATAATCCTACAGGACAAGACCAATGCTCAGAACCAAGTTATTATGACTTCAAACGGGGTTGTTTTAACAACGGACGGAGGTAAAACAGCAAGAACAGCAATTACAGCGCGCGGGGTGGTAGCCGAACAGATTGTCGGGCAACTGGGTAACTTTGTATCCTTGGTAATTGGTAGCGGTAATAACGTGACAAAGATCAACACGAACGGCATTAGCGCAGGTCATGACGACTACAACAGCGCACCATTACGGATAGACATGCAAGGTCATATTATTGCTCGCTCCATAGAATTGACAGGGAAAATTGATAATTCAGAAATGAATGCTTCAGATATTAGAGCCAGTACTGTTAATGCAAGTACAATACGAGGAAGCAAACTAATCGGTAATGAAATAGAGGGCGGTATTATTACAGGGGCCTTGTTTCGTACAGCCAAAGAGGGAAGACGCATAGAAATAAACTCTATTGGTCTTACTGCTTATAATTCGCGCGGTGGAGAAGCTGTTTCATTAGGGCAGTACAATGACGGAGGCGGCTTATTGTTTATGGATGATGGCTCACCAAGAGGAAGTGTCTACGGAGATAGAGAAGGATTTCATTTAGGGAACATGGGACCTATTATTATCCGGTCTATAGATGATGCCACATATTTAAAAGGTCCTGTAGATTTTTCAGAAGCTACAATAAGTGGACTGGCTTTAGGAGTAGAGAGCATTAAAGGGCTTGATAACACTCTCAGAGATTTCCGTAATGATATTGCTGAAATACGTGGTGATTTGTTTAATGGTTTGATCGTTAATGCAACATTCGACCCAGGTTCCAGGAATCTAAAATTGTTTAGCCAAGGAAAAACTGTGGCTACAGTTAACATCCCCGCTGGCGGAAGTTCTAGTAGCTCGTCAACATAATGTTTACTGTACCTCCTACCGATGGTAATATTAGGACATATATACTATGTAGGGGGTACGGTTCATGAAAAAATGGTCTTATTTACTTAGTGGTGTGTTGATCGGAGCAGTTGTCGCTACGGCTGGTAGCTCATTTGCAGATCAAGTTAAATCTTTAGTCGGAGAAAAGGTAGCAGGGGAATATGCGGTAAAGGTCAATGGTAATTCGCTTGTCGAAAATGCCATCGTGGTTGACGGAAAGGCACATGTACCTTTGAGAGCTGTTACCGACTCTTTAGGAGTGAATTTAAAAGTGGACGGGAAAACAATTCAAATTGAATCGTCGAATACTTCTTCAAAACAAACAAATACTGAAGTGAAAAATACTGAAGTTAAAGCTTCTTCAGGTAAATACCAGGGATGGCCTGCTTCCAAACTGGAAGAGAGAAAAACCGAACTGGAAAAATTTATAAATGATACTGAAAAAGATAAAAATAACCTACAACAGTCTCTTGAAAAATACAACAAACTTAGAGAAGAATACTCAGGAAATAAGAAGATGATGGACAATCTGGATTCCGAGACAAAAGGTACGGGAGAAGTATTACAAGAAGCTGAAACAAATATAGCTAAATATAAGACTGAACTAGAAGAAATAAATAAAGCTATAGCAGCACTTAAATAAAATCCGTAGTGCTACCGTGATAACCAAATTATATACTTATATGCAGAAGCCCTCTTAAAAACGGAGGGTTTTTGTATGACATATAAGGAAAGGGAAGTGCTACATGGAAAACTTTATAGGTTCAATTGTCTTTATACTGCCCGGATTCCTAATGTATTTTTGGATTCAATCATTTGGGGTTAATCCAGTAGTGAAGCATACACCTGGAGAATTTACGGCAGTAGCTGCGCTATTATGGCTTCCAACTTCATTTGTGACGTTGCTAATATATAATAGCGCTATTTTCGCTTCACGGTTTATCGGAAAAACGGAGATCGTTTGGTCGTTGAACGCATTAAAAAGTAAGTCAAACGATATTTTCTTTCTCGTTGTGTTCTTGCTTCTTAGTGTTATTGTTAGTTTCTTCATGAGTTTGATTTGGGTGAGATGGATACATCCTTTTCAAATGAAAGTGATCAACAAAGTTCGAAATAAACGTGGAGTTGCTAGTTTTTCGGAAAACGCATCTGTCTGGGATGAAATATTCACTAAGAACGATTCACAAGTGGTTGAAATTGGTAAAATAAATAAAGAAGGAGATCCCGTTATCGGATGTATAAGTAAAGCGTCCCGTACATTTGAACCGGAACGCTACCTAAACTTAAACGACATTAAATTTTTCACTGATTTAGTCAACGAACACAACATTTCCGTGTCTCAAATTCTGTACGATACCAAGGCGGGAACGTATATCAAAATATTTGATCCTGATGACATAGAAAACGCCCAATTGGAAGATATGAAGACTACTTCTTCTTAGGAGCGGCAGATGAAATACGAGCACTAGGCTTGTCGACTGATCTTTGTTCGCTAGCAGGGGGGATATGGATTGGTTTTGATGGGATTGCAGGTTTATTGTGGTTACTCATTTTTTGTCTCCCTCTGTTTTTTTGTTATTATTGCCACTCTTGATATCGGGCTTTACTCTCGCAGATAGTTTGTTTATAGATTCGTTTAAGATCTCGGGTTGGTTTCTTACCTCTTTGTTTGGCATAATTATCCCTCCCTTCTATTTCTCTTTAAATCGAGATTCGACATAAAAACAGATAATCCTCTTTTATCCGTAGTACCGATGCACTAAATAGAAAATACAATAAAGACATAGAAAGGCCTATCCTAATTCAGATAGGCCTTTACTCTTTTATAAAGGTGGATGGTTAATAATGTCTGAAAGAAACAATATAAGTCCGATCCATGTTGATGTAGCTGTAGGTATTCACAATGAAAAAGTAGCTGAATGCGTAAAAGATGTACTCACTTATTTGGGTGGGCAGCGTTGCACAGTTGGGACGGCTATAATCATATTGGAAAAGGCGAAAGAAGCCGCGACCAATTGTACAGTGATGCAAACCGCATACATTAATGAGATTGATTCAATCTTTTCAGCCAAAGAAAAATGACTCAGTTCCTTTAATTTCGTTTAATATCCTTTTGTAATTTTCTTGGTAAATCCAAACATAGTCTTCTGGATTTTTTAAGTCAGATAAGTTTGCGGAATTTTTTAGAAATAAAATAGTCAAATCATGAGCTACTTGATTACTGTCCAAAACTAACGCCTCCTTCTTTATTGTGTTTCTATCTTTTCGACATAAACTATCAACAGACCTCTAATTCCGTAGCGTTATCGCAATAGAACTAATTTAAAATACAAGTATGAAAGCCTCTGATAACTCAGGGGCTTATTTTGCGTTCAAAGAAAGGAATGATCGGTTGTGGATATACTTACGATTCATGGAGTGCGAGGGTTCATTGATGGAAATGGTACAGCTCAACTGAATTTAGGAGATACGGTGCGCGGCCTTGGATTTACTAAGTGCGAAACCAAGAACGGGAAGGAATACAACAGCATCCGGTGGGAACGCATTTTTGAATACCTGGATGAGTTTGGTTTCGACCACAAGTGGGCGAAAGAATCTTATATACCTGAGAATGTTTTCTATCGTCTTGCGATGAAGGCAAAAAATGAAGTAGCTGAAGCATTTCAGGCTAAGGTGGCAGATGAGGTACTACCTTCCATTAGAAAGACCGGAGGATACGTAGCGAACGAAAATGCATTCATCGAAACATATCTCCCTTTTGTTGACGACCAGACCAGAGCCATGTTCAAACAGACTTTAGCGGTTGTGCGACAACAAAACGAAGTAATCAAATCCCAACGTGAAGAAATTGAATATAAAGAGACGGTCATTGTCGGGTTGGTTGATGATATCGACCTTGCCGCTAAACGACAAATCTTGAACAGGGTTGTCCGTAGAGGTGGGAAAAGGTATCAAGAACGCTGGCGTGAGCTGTATAAGCAATTTGAAATGAAATACCATACCAATCTGACCGCGAGATTAGATCGTTACAACGAAGATCACAAACCGAAGCTAAAGAACAAAATTGATTTCATCGATAAGGTAATGGGGAAAATTCCAGAGCTTTATGAAATTGCTGCAAAGCTGTATGAGAATGATGTGAAAGAACTTGCTCAGGAACTATATGAATTGAACGGAAGATAATCCAGAGGACACTTTTAAAAGAAGGTGTCTTTTTTATTTGCTCAAAGGAGGTGAGGGAGTTGGCGAAGATAGTATCTACTTTGGAGGCACATTTGGACTTAACAAGACCAGTGGAGGAAATTACACAGGTAATTTCTGCTGTGATTGCTTCACAGCCACATAAACGTAAGGAAATACTTGAGGGATTGGATATTGCTGTAGGAAATGCATTAGCAGAGATACAAGCTCAAGAAGAAAAGAATCAAAAAGCAAACGATGATGGCTCAGGTAAAGTTTCCTGAACAAAGAGACGGGGGAAGCAAGGTGGATAAGTGGGAGGTTTTTAAGTTCAGTACTGCTTTAGGAAGCAGCGCTGTAACGTATTTTTACGGTGGGTGGTCGGGAGTATTGGGGGTGTTGCTCGCGCTGGTCATTATTGACTACGTAACTGGATTATTCGCGGCTGGCGCTGAAGGTAAGAAGGGAACTGGACCCGGTTTAAAAAGCAAGATTGGTCTTATCGGTATCGCTCGAAAAGTATTCATTTTTGCAATGGTAGCAGTATCCCATCTAATAGATGGAGTCTTAGGCGATTCGCACCTATTCCGGGATGCGGTCGCCTATTTTTATATGGCAAATGAGCTGCTGTCCATTTTGGAGAATGGCGGTAGACTCGGCGCTCCTATCCCGCCTGTGATCCGACAGGCGGTCGAAGTTTTGAAAAGTAAAAGTGGTAAGGAAGGAGAGAAAGACGATGCAACGAAGAAACAGCCGTAATGCAAGAGGGATCGACGTATCCCGTTATCAAGGAAAGATTGATTGGAAGGCGGTCAAGGCGGATGGTATTTCATTTGCCTTCATCAAGGCCAGCCAGGGGCAACGTTACGTTGATCCTACATTCACTACGAATGCAAAAGGAGCCAGAACAGCGGGGGTTTTGCTAGGTGCATACCACTTTTTAGATGCCACCAATGTTGAGGCAGCGAAAGCGGAAGCAAGGCATTTTGCAGGGGTATTGGAACAGGTAGGTGGTGGGAAATCACTGGACTTGCCGCCTGTAATGGACTATGAAAACAATCCTGGCAACTTGTCCAAAACACTTATTAGTGCTGTAGCTTTGGCCTTCCTGCTCGAGTTGGAGCGACTTACAGGACGCAAGCCCATTATCTATACAGGCAATGCATTCGCAGCCAATTTTAATGCTTCATTAGGCGGTTACCCACTATGGATAGCCCGATACAGTGATACTCGTGTCCCAAGCGACACAGTGACGTGGAAACGTTGGGATATTTGGCAATACAGCGATAGCGGTAAAGTGGCAGGCATTAAAGGGAATGTGGATATGAATGAGTATTCCGGCACGGTTGAAGAACTACGGACACGATTCGGGAAAAGATCTGCTATACCTGAACAGAACACAAAATCCGTATCATTCGGCACATTCCACGTCAATGGCAAGGAAGCGGGAAAAGCACTCCTGTATGGCTCCAGAACTTATGTACCGCTGCGATCTTTGGAAGACGCCTTGGGATTATCCTATCACTGGGACAACACCCGTAAGGAAGCGTATTTAAACGGAGCCAAGCTGCAAAGTGTCCAACTTGTAGAGAACACGGCTTATGTGCAGCTCAAGCCAATTGCAGAAGCTTACGGCGGAGTAGTGTCCTGGGATTCAAAACACAAAATCACATCCTTGAAAACGAAAGGGGAAAAGTAATCATGCAATCAATTATCGAAACTGTACAACCTTACGTAAATACCATCGCCACAGCCGCTGCGGGTGTGCTTACAGCATTTGTTTTAGGAGGTCTGAACAAACTCAAGACTAAGGTTAACGTGTGGCTAGAAGCGCGTACCACGGCGGCACAGAGGGAAGTAATCCATAAAATTGCTGGGGAGGGCTTTGCTTTTGCTCAAACAGCATTTAAAGAAGCTGGAGGAGAACGTAAGCTTCAGGAGGCTTTGCAGTATGCTTCACTTACTCTTTCCAGTCAAGGTATCGTAGTATCCCAAGTAGAGCTAAAATCCGCGATTGAGAAAGCATATCTGGAGTATAAGACCAAAACAAAAGCAGTATTGGCTACTGAAGCACAGCCAAACGAGGAGGTAGCACAGGCCGCAGCTAAGGAAGCTGTATCGGATCTTGCTCTAAAGATAAATGATTTCTTGGCTCAGGCTACAGCGGATGGGGTCGCTGTTGTTCCTACTCAGGTGCAGTCTGAATCCGAGCTTATTTTAGCGCCGGTAGAAGCTGTAGAAACGCCTATGACCACGGAATAAAAGGATAAAACAGTACCCTGCTGGTGTATGCTAGCAGGGTTATTTTTGTTTGAGCAATCATTCATTGTTTTTTCAGATTATTACCAATATAATGAAAACAACGAGAATTACTAAGAAAGGAGCTTTTTTGTATGAAGAAATGGTACTATAGTCGCAAATTCCTGTTTTCTTTTGCCACGCTCCTGACTTCAGTGATTGCCATTTCTGTATATAACAATCTGAATCATATTTTATCCAATTTTTTGGACTTCCTCAAATATGCTTTTGGTATCCTAGGTATTTTAACAACATTATATAATTACTATCATAAGTTTCATTTATTCATATCTAGACTCAAAATAATTTTTCTGAATAGCAATGCTACTTGGAATGTGAGTTCAGTTTTTGATGGTAACTTTGATGAATCAATACTTATTAAAATTAAGAAAAAAATCGAGGATATTGATGGGAAAGCAGAGTTTGTAATGGTTGATAATAATACAATTCAGGCCTTTTCTAAAGGACTAAATGTATTCTTTGATTATGCAACTATTTATGATGCGGATGAAGATGAGCATAGAGGGCATTTAGTTTTAAGAATTAGAGATTACAATGCATCTTACAGCTTAGCAATGGAAACATTGGATGAAAAAATAATTCCATTAATGACTTTGATTACACAAGAAACGAAACCCGAAGATTCAAAATATCTTTTTAAGATTGATTTCGGCAAGAGTAACCCGTTCATGGGACTGGCTGTAAAAAACATTGACAAGGCTTCTATTGTTGACTTTTCTTTTATGTACAATGAAAGTAAGGGGATCAGTAAGCGGAACGTTAAGGTTGGCAAAAAAGGAATTGAATGCACAACCACTACTCTTTCTGATTTTCAAACTGCTTCGGGAAATTTCTTATCTTTAGTGGGGGAGTAAAGATGCGAGCTTATCACTTTTTAGATGTTGAAAAGCTTGATTTGTTTGGTGAATCTAATGAGGTGATGACTCCGCAGCAATTGTCTATGGATAGTCACCAAGACTCAGAACCATCATCAAAAATCAAGTTAATAACTACACAGTACTATAGGGGATTCCAAAAACTTATAATCATTCATGAAGATGTGAAGAGAAAAAGTGGGAGAGCCTACGGTGAAGATGTTTTCTTTGAAAGATTTATTGAGAATAAGAGTATCAATGGATACTATAATCCTGAATTAAAAATTTTAATTCTCGAAGGTAATAAAAGCGCAGTTAACGGATCTATAAGACGCTTCAAAAGATATTTTCCAGAAAGTTTTTCTGTCAATAGATCGTTAGTTGATTTTGCTTATGTTGTTAAACATTCAACCAATGTCTGGGGGAGTTGGTTTGGAGGATTGAATACAGGCACTTTGAAAAGTGCCGCTCTTTTCGGCGATCACGTTAATTTAAGTGAAGATTATGATCGCATGAAGGCAGCAGGTAAGCTTTCATCACTAAATTGCGCTTTGAGTTTTGAAAAAGTGAGTTACGATTTTACAATAACAGCTAATAAAACCGTTGTTTTAATGCAGAATAGAACACCAGAGGAAGATATAGACTTGTTACTTGCTCTTAAACCAATCCTTTATAAAGAAGAAGTACTTACACCTTAGTTCAATACATAAGTTACACATGCAAAAGTATCGGTGACACCCTACTGGCTAAGCTGGTGGGGTGTTTTTATGTTTAAGGGGGTGAACGGTGTCAATTTTTTATGACACTTTTCACCCCTTGTGATTGGAGATTTGACACCAATTATCTAATCGGCATCGACGGCGTTCCCTATTGCTGTTCTTTATACATTTTCGCAATCTTCCAAATGTCATATGCTATTTTCATAGCTGGTCCGTACTGCAGTCCTTCTCGTAACTGTGATAGTATATCTATCATTCGCTGTTCTCGTTCCTGGACTACCCAATCTTTGTGTTGATTTACGGGGGTTCCTAAGAAAACCTGTTCATCATTAAACGTGTAATACCATCCAGGCAGCCCCAAATTACCGTCAATATGACCGTATTCTACATCACTGAAGTGCCCATCGGACCATAATTTACAAGCAAGCATAGCCTCTTGCGCGGCATAATTATAGGATTCTTCGCATAATTGAATTATTGTTGTTCGTTCACCAGGATCATTGAAACGCGCTAATCTCTCCTGCAGGACCGCAATTTGTAACACTACAGCCGTACAAAATGGAAGAACCGCTTTAAAACCAAGAGACTTACATTCTGACGTAAGGCCGTTTGATTCTGAGGTCGCGTCTTCTAAGCGGTCCAAGCTTGTATCTGGTGCGTTTTGATACGCCCTCATTAAAGACGTTAAAGCATCAATTCTAGCCTCACATTGACGGATCGCCTCGGCACTTAAAGCTTCGCGTACAACGGTTTCGATTTGACGAACGGTTTCTTTCAACAATTCTTTAACATTTAAATCTGTATCAAAAATTGAATTGAATATTTTTGCTCCAAGTGCTTGTAGAGCTCCTTGTGAGACCATTAAACCTAGCGCAGCCAAGGTAATGGGTTCAGCCATTAATTTATTATGTGAACTCACGCTGTTTTCTGGCACGTTCAGTGATCTCTCAAACAAACGGGAAAAATCATTAGATTCCGGTTCTATGTTTTTGTTCATGTTTACCCTCCATTGGATATCAACTATTTATAAATTCCCCATTTTATCCGTTCTATATACGAATTAAATGGCCTACAAGCGATCGGGGAGATCCAGTAAGGTTCACTTTGTGCTGAAAAAAGGCGATTGTATCGGCTTTTAATATATGACAAATTTTGTTTTGACGTAATTATAAAGGGCTGGGAGCGTGGACAGAGAAGGCCTATGCCGCCAGGTGACGTGTATAGATACTTCACGGAATATTAAAGTACCGGATTGCTCCATGGCTTTTTATTGAAGGGTTTCTCAAACTATTTACCGAATGCCTATTCTGAGGTGATCAACACGAACCATACATATAAAGTGTTAAAGTCGGATATAGAATTATTTGCAACTGCATTAAACCAGGTAAGAGTGTATGTAGTCCAGCCGTTGGGAGAGGATTTGATAAATATTGTAGATTACGGCGGTCCATTAGAGAAGATTACACCGGAGTCGATTAAAATTAACGGATCTTATTTCATGAGAAATCAGTTTGAATTTAGAGTAGATGTGAAAAAGGACTCCGCTGGAATGTAACCAGTATGGAGTCCTTTGTTGTCTTTTATTTAGTTGAATACTCACTTACTTCAAACGTAAGGATTTTGTTGAAGATTACGTAGTCTTTGCGGTTGCTGAATGGACCTATGTTGTTATTGTGCTTATCAATGGCAAAGAATGAAGGACCTCTTCCGGCATCTTTAGCGTCATACCAGGCGATGAAGGCACTCAATTCTTTTTTACTTAGATCGAATTCTTTATCAAATCCATTATCCATTGTTATAGTCAGAATAGCACGGTCTCCAGTAGGTTGCGATGATCCATCAGTATCCGATGATCCAGGCGTTGTAGATGGATCAGGCTTTGTTGATGGGTCAGGTGTTGTAGATGGGTCAGGTGTTGTAGATGGATCAGGTGTTGTAGGTGGAGCAACTGGGTTAGTATTATACATCTCAAAAGCTCCAAGAGTCAGAATACTTTGCCCATTATTCATTGATACATTTAGCCGATATTTTATATATTCTTTTGTGTTACTAAATGTAAATTCTTTTTTTACGGGTTGATCCCAATTACTTTGATTTTTTTGTGTATCGAGAACCACCCATGATGCTCCATCCCAGCCTTCAAAAGTCCAATCTTTTGGAGATTCAGCCTTGTAATTATTACCTCCACGAGCCTGTAATACATATTTGTTCACAACAACTGGTTTTTCAAATTGGTAACCAATCCATCCAGGGATGCCATTTACAGCTGTAGACCACCCGTTATCATTAAGGGATTGATCAAATACGGTCCATGGTTGGTGACTATCACTCCAACTGCTACTAGCACTAGCAATTCCAGAAGGAATGTTATTCCATGTCATTTTTGGAATTAAGTTAACATTACTTGAGCTAGCAAAAGAAGAACTTGCAAACATTGAAGCTAAAAAAAAGATAGAGAGTAAAGAGAAAAATATTTTTTTCATGTTAGAGCCCCTTTTTGTTTTATTTGCTAAGTAAGAATACAATTATCATAAAGGAATGTCTAAACATTTATGTCTATATATTCAAAATAAAGTTTAATGGTGAATTTTAATTTTTATTTTTATTATGTGACAACATATGCGATACTTCGACATGTCTCCCAATATAGTATTGAGAAGATTTAAATACTATGGAGGTGTCGTATGATAAAAGGATTTGTAAGAGGATTAATCGTATTTTTACTAGCCACTATTTTTTCCGTACAAGGTGTCTATGCTGAACCGACAGCAATGAGTCAGCAAGCAGCATCTGGGTATACGTTGGAGTTCCCAAGTTCACGTTACCCTGAAACCGGAGCACATATCAAAGATGCTATAGCAGTTGGACATTCAGCGGTATGTACAATTGATAGGGATGGAGCTGAGGAAAACAGGAAAGAGTCTCTAAAAGGTGTTCCGACTAAAAAAGGATACGACCGCGACGAGTGGCCAATGGCAATGTGTGCTGAAGGTGGCGCAGGTGCCGATATCCGATACATAACCCCTAGTGATAACCGGGGAGCAGGATCATGGGTAAGTCATCAGTTAGATAAATATGCTGATGGAACTAAAGTGAGGTTTATTGTTAAATAGTAAAAGGCTCTGCTAACCTTAATTGGTCGGCAGAGCTTTTTTTATTTGAACAATTTGGAAAGCAGCTTGAATATATTGAACGTGCTGCGATTGTACACCTTATTGTATGCCGCCTTACGTGGGTTTCTGAGCCATCCCCAGCCCCGTGGCATCTTGAGTCCTGCACGGTGTACAATCTGCCGTTTAAGGCTGGTACGAGCTGCTAAACGCTTGTTTAGGCTGGGTTTACGCGGGCCGTATTTCATGGCTATTCCTTTCTTTTTCGGATCAATTTAACCACTGCTATTACCAACCCAGTAAACGCGACAATACTGACCAGTATAGTAATAATCATAAACCAAATTGCCTTTACCATAAGTTTACCTCCTAATATAGAGGAGCCTCAGAAATATGTTACTTACTCAGTTTATATAGGCAATATTGGTTAAAGGATATGCCTTCTGCTGCTGCACGCTCCATCAAATGCTTATGCAAGGACTTTGGAGCACGTTGAAGCCATTTACCGCTAAATTGTTCTTCATTTACTGGTTCCGGTATCTCATCACCAAACTCAAGTTTTACCTCAAGGTAACCCTCCATAGCTTCTCTAACCATTTTCAGGGCTTCTTCTGGTGTTGCACCGTGGCTCTTACAGCCTTCCAATTCCGCGACTGTAGCTAAGTGGTAGCTTCCGCTTTCGTCGTTCATATGCTTAATCTGAATTGTATACGGGAGCGCCATGTAATACGCTATGTCTTTTTGGATCGGTTTTTCATTTGCCATATTAATGTAGGCTAGGATAAAATGATTTCGAGAACAAAGGGGAGGTACTACTCCCCGATGATCTCCAGTACGTCTTTGACGTACGCCGCCTTGACGGGTGTTTCAAAAGGTATCGGGAGCGTGTCTCCTGACTCATTTCGGAATATGTGATGCGAACCCTTAATTCGTACCACTATGTAACCCAGATGATTCAGGACTTTTGCTATCTCCGCGAACCTAATCCCGTTAGGGCGGTTTTTCATTTTCTCGATGATTTTATCGACCCTAGCCATATCTCACCTCCTGAATATATGATATCATATATGATATCATTATACAAGACTGTGAAGTGTTTTATTTGGAATAATATTCTTAGTTTTATAAGAACGCACGTTTGTATATAATAGTAACAAAGGAGTTGGTCGCTTTGTTACCTGATATCGAACGTAAGCTGCTACGGATACTCTACAACTATTCTGCTGGGCGAAGACGGTTGCCCAACATGAAAGAGCTGGAGATAAAGACAGGTAGGAGTTTAACGGATATAAAGGCGGGTCTGCTGGCTCTGGAAAAGGAAAACTACATCTTGTGGGAAGACAAATCGGATACGCGCCATATCGTAATAATAGAGGGCTGGGACAGGGACCAGAAGATTGTCACGCCGCCTGGAGCGGCAAACCGATACTATACGGAATATTGAGCCTCGGAGATATCCGAGGTTTATTTTTGTTTTCTGGAAAACATATCCCTTGTAAGGAACAAGTGTTCGGAATATAATTTGAACATAATACATCAGGAGGCTACATACATGTCTAAAAAATTAGAGGAAAATGGTTTATGGGAAAGCTCGCGCATTATTATACCGGAGCATAAAGAGGCTTATTTGCGTTTGATGAAAGACCGTCAGCGCCGTGGGAAACCAGAACTCGACGACCAAGAGGTACAATTGATTGAACAAGCTCTAATAGAGTCTTACAACACACGTACAGCCGTGACAGTGACCGTATTTAGCCCGTTTGATGATGAAGAGCTGACAGGGGTGGTTACTTCTATAAACACGGCAAGAAGGGAAGTAAAGCTGTCTCGTGGGGAAGATGATTTTAGCTGGATTAAGCTGGAGGATATTGTTTTCACAAGCTGAAAATAATTACCTCACATAATACATAAATATTTCCATTTACCTTGGTAATTGGATTGCCACGCATTGGTAGCAAATGTAGTATTAAAAGTGTGTTTGTTACCATTTATGTGAAGGGGATATGTGTTATGTGGGAGCCTATACGGTTCTTGCTTTTTTCGACTGTTGAAACTTTTGCAGCGTTTGTTCTAATGTTAACTATTTTCAGAGTTAGAGCTTTAGACTATGTATGGCCTGCATTGTTTATTGGATTAATAATGAATTTGCAGAGCTTTATTTTAAGAGAGGAAACATCATTAGCCTTTTTCGCTCCAACCATAAACATTATATTGTTTACACTATTGATAACCACGGTTGTTAGGATGCCGATTATTTGGGCAGCTATCATATCCATTACTGGCACGTTTCTGTACACGTTATTCCAAGCAGTAATTATATTGATGCTCTTTGGCACATTAACAACAGAAATGCAAACCTCGGCAGAGGGATCATTGGCGCAAGCAGTAACCAGCGCATGGGTATTAGCTATTTCGTGGTTTTTGTACAAATTTAAAATTGGCTTTACAGCAGATTATGAAAACCTTCGTTTTAGATGGGAGCACGTACTTGTTGTTATCCTGATAGTCGGGGTACTAGCATCATGTACATTCATGTTCTACTTCAACAATTTCTTTTTGAGTATTTTATTTATAACATTGGCATCTGCTATGTTCTTATATTATGCGCTAAGAACGGAGCGTGAATATTATAAAAAACCTTGATTCCATCGCTTTTGATATTGCAACACACATCAAAACCGTTGTACCCGATCATCCGGCATCTGTGAATGTTTTAAAACATGGGATAGCCGTTGTGATCAACACTGTTTCAATTATTTTATTAACTATTGGCATTTCGTTTTACACGGGTAAGGTCCTAGAAGCAGTAGTGGCGATGATTTCTTTTTCTTTACTCCGCCAAGTTGTGGGTGGGATGCATTTAAAGAGTAATCTAACATGCATAGTTGTATCAACAGTTTTACTTACCGCCTTATCATTTGCAAATTTCAACTATAATTGGGTCGTAATTACGTCGATATTAAGTATGATACTGGTCTTAATCTATGCCCCATCACGGATAGAGGGAAGGACTCGTATACCAAGGCGATACTACCCATTGTTAAAATATTTAGGAGTTACAATTGTTGCACTTAATTTGTGGTTGGCTTATCCGGTAGTAGCCGCTAGTTTTTTTGTTCAGAGTTTAACACTAATAGGGGGAGGTGATAGAGATGAAAAAAACTAAACTGAGTAAAGTGAAGGTTACTATGTATCACAATGTTGCCGCACTTCTTACAACACTTGCAGTTGCTTCCGTAAGCACAGCGAGTTTGTCATGGATTCACAGTCCTGAACCACCGAAAGAATTGCTAAAATAAAGTGGGGAATTGAAATGCTAAATTTAACTGCATCAGCAGACCCAGAAGGTTTTATCGATGGTGAAAACGTACCAGTGGATAAGGTTCTTTTTATATCTAAAGGGCGTAAAAGGAATCAGATTCTAGTGCACACATTTGAAAGAACCTACTACATGATTGGGACTTTACGACATTGGGAAAATTTCCTGAATAGTAATGGGTTCAAATTTTTGAATGTAGATAGAAGTAATACGTTGAATGTGGAAAATGTAAAAATCGTTAATGGCATTTTCAAAGACGCTTACTTTGAGTGCGAGGTAACTAAAACATCGAAAAGGTGTCCAATTTCACATCATCGGTTTGACGAGGTAGTCGAAGAAATGGGCTTCATGAATTCGAAAATAATCACCACTGGAGCTGCTACTAATTAGCGGCTCTTTTTGTCGAAAATTATTGTCTTTTAATGTCGAAACTTGTAACACATTCAGCGGCTGAATTTATGTTGCCAAAACACCTAATATTGGGATTTAATAGTAGCATGGTTATGGCAAACTAATATTTGTAGGATTATTGGTATAATCATCTTGTGGTCTTTAAATATAAGCAAACAGGAGGGGATATCGAAGTGCTTGTCCGATAAACACATGCTACATAAAAAAAGAGCGAGAGGGCGTGGGAACACAGCAATTTAAGGAAGAGGTGCAACTATGGCTAAACCATAGTTTTTTCCCGAGGGAGAGCCGACAGGCGGGCTCACTCATAGATCAGTTCGTATAGCTCCTCGACCTGACAGTCAAGAGCAAACGCAATATTGAACATTACATCAGCTGACATTTTATCTCTATTGTTCGCCCAATTTGAGATCAATTGTTCGCTGTACCCTGTTCGTTTAGCAAGATCAACTTGCTTCATACGACGTTCTTTGAGTAAGATTTTTAGTCGGCATCTCCCACGGGAGACACGCAAATTAAATCAATCTCCTTAAGGATTTTGAAAAATATTCTCAATGATTATAACATCGCACCTATTAGCAGTAAACCATGACCTTATACACAAAATGAATGATATAAAGGAAGTGCCTCTATGAAAAAGTATCAAATTGATATACCATGGAATGTTGAGAAGGAAAATGCCGAAATATTTATAAAATCCATGGCGATTGCATTCGATTTGGAATTGCCAGCAGAAGTTGAGACGGAGTCACCTTCATCAGTGTATCACTTTTTAATTTCGGAATAATTATCACGGTTCATATTAAACTGGCTTTTTCCTAGGATGTGTTGGAGGATAGAAACTAGATTACAGTGTACAATAAAATACACTGGCAGTGAGGCAGGACCAACACATACAGCAGAAGATACCACCCGCTAACCTAGTGGTCGGCGGATAATGATTTTGTATTTAGTAGATGACAAAAAGAGCAGTAAGGAATTAATCCTTCTGCTCTTTTTATTGGGGACAAATTGGGGACAGACTGTAGTATTTTGTGTAGAATACAGTCCAAATGAGTACATATATAAACATATAAAAGCCTTGAGGATACTGGATTTCAGAACTGTATGCCATTACAGTATATTAAAAACTCATGACTTAAAATCCTGCGGTAGGTGACTACCGTACCGGTTCGATCCCGGTCCTCGGCATTCTTGATTTATAACGGGCACATCAAAGTTAAATGAACGAAAATAATGAAGATCTTGTAACTGCAGCGGAGCATTCAGCAGATACACAAGATCAACAAAAAAACGTCTCACCGTTAACATACGGGGAGGTGTTTTTGTTTTGGCAAACTTACGGTGTATCAATTCGTGCCATCAAGTCGCTCTTGCGAGAGCTTACGACTAAATGCCTACAATACCAAGTAATTTATGATCTTAGTAAGGATATCGATACATCATCCAAAAGAATTGTGGCAAAGGTATCCTCTGCTGTAACACGGAACACTAAATCTCTGGAAACTGTTCCTGAATTTCCTGAGATTGAGAAAGTGCGGGAGACTCTCTCGTATTGA